GTACGGCTCCTGGAGTTCCTGCTCCTACAAAACCCGTCACTCCCGCCGTAGCACCTGTCGCTGCCAAAACATCGGTAACGGCTGCTGTTACCGGTAATGGTGGCAGTAGTGGTGAAGTGGCCAAGATTACTGTTATTGGCAAACGCAAGTCTGTCGATAGCACGTCGTCTGTGGCATCTGCGATGTCGAGTAATGCGGTGGCAATGCAAACTGCTGCTCGCACATCATCCTACACCAATAGCGGGCTTGACAATGGTAGCAACAGCGATGTTGTCAAGGTTCTTCAAGCGCAAACGGATATCCTCAAAGACATCCGGGATGCACTCTCGAAGAATGGTATTAGGGTGGCATCTGTTGATTCAATGCCTAACTCCTCACAGGGTAGTGTTGCATCATCTGACACATCTACACCGACTACTTCGGCTGACATCAGTGGGGACAATCCACAGGCGTCGACGAATCGTTCTCGTAGAGCAATACCCGTTTCAATGAAGAAGACGGCATAACCTACTGTAAACCATACTCCTTCGGATAATATCTGAGGGAGTATGGAGCAGTTTTCTATGATTCTCCACACATCTAAAGACTTTAACTAACAAGGGACTATCGAAATGGCCGGTCCTCTACTTGCCGACAGAGAGTGGATTCAGAAAGCATTTTTCCTGAATAAGAATGCTTACGACAATGCTACCACAAAAGCACGTCGCACCTTCTCTACTGTCCTCTTCAAATTTACCGATACCACCCCTGGTGGTAACTTTGCAATCAACCCCCTCCCCCAGTTCACAAGAACGGCTGACATCCCTGTTAAGGGTCGCTATACTTCTTCAACTGGCATGGGAAGATGCTACAGTGAAGCGATTGATGACAATCAGCAGCTGGTCAACATGCGCTATGGTGTTCCTCAGTTCAATTCACTGACGACCTTCTTTACTGGATTCTATAAAGCCAGTGCAGGTAGGCTGGCTCGTACAGGTCGTGGTTTCAGCGTCATGGGTCTATTGGGTAAAGTAGCGGGTTATGTGGTTAACCTGATTACTCTGCCTCTGACCATCATCATGACCACGTTCTACATCATTCGGTTTCTGGCTGGTAAACCGAGTAGTAAGTACTACTACTTGAAACCCACCATGCCACTGTACTGGAACGCCGTGACCACCATGGTTAACATCATGGCGGTGAACCGAGGTATCTTGCCTCGTGTGTTTGGTGACAATACAGTTCAACAGGCAATGGGGCGCTCCGACTTGAACTTCTCACCCGACCAATACAAACTCTACAAGAAAATGCTCAAGGGCGATGTTTTCTTGGAGTCTGGCGGTATCGACGTCTATGCCATTGCAAACAGGGCTCAGAGACTCGCTAGGCGTCAGCAAAAGGCCATGCAGGCAGCAGCTGAGTCTTCCGACACTATCACGCTCGATAAGCTGGTGGATTCTGTTAGCAAGCAAGGATTGGATGGTGCTGGTCCACACAAAAACCTGCCTGACTATGTGAGCGCATGGTGGTCAAGTGGTCCGGGTGAAATGCCTACTTCTCCGGATGGTACTGCCAGCAAGACTACCTCGGATGAGCAAGTTCCCAAACAAGGAGATGAGTCAGTTTGGGAAAGACTGGCTAGCTTCTATACTGCCGAACTCGATGACGGTTCGGCTTTTGCAACGTTCCGAGTCGATGCGTCAGGTCCTGCCAGTGAGAGTTTCAGCAATACCCACACACCATCCGAGATTGCTCAGTCAATCAACGGTATGTCTGCATCATCCAGAAGCACAAATTTCTCACTGGCTGGCGGCAATATTGCATCAGCTATTACTTCTGCAATTGGCGGGATCAAAGACTTCACAGCTGAACTGGCTGATAGTGTCGGCTTGCAAGGATTGGTGGTACTGGGCGGTGGTGCTTTTGCTGATATTCCCGAACACTGGGATCAGTCGTCTGCATCATTCAACAGAACGAGTTATTCCTTCAAGCTTATCTGTCCGTACAACAATCCACTGTGTCAGCTGATCTATATCGACTTGCCGATGGCTATGCTCTTGGCTGCGGCATTGCCGATGTCAACTGGTCCTCAGTCGTACACGAGTCCATTCCTGCTTGAACTCTACGACAAGGGACACTGCCAGACACGACTGGGAATGATTGATAGTCTGTCATTCACTCGCGGTACGGCTAACCTACCATTCAGCTCAGAATGGAAAGCAATGGCTGTGGATGTCAGCTTTACTATTGCCGATCTTTCCAGCGTGATTGCGATGCCTATCACTGAAGGCTTTACCATGAACCTGGTTGATACCACTTTTAGTGACGACAATACCTTCACGGACTATATGGCTGTTCTGGCAGGCATGGGTCTAGCAGATCAGATCTATGCTCTGCGTAAATTGAAACTCAACCTGACTCGCCAGATGGCTCAATGGAACACATTCTTTAGCGTGTCTCACTTTGCTAACTGGATGGGTGACAACTCTTTCATTCCTCCTTCGAAGTTGATGTCCGCTTGGTATCGCGGCACAGGCAGATAACTGCATACTCTCTATCCTACTCCTTTCACGGGAGTAGGATAGAGAGAGCAGCAATCACATCACTTTGTCAAGTGATTGATAAACAGAAACCAGCCAGTCATTGATGTTGCCATATGGGGAGAAGAAGCGATTCATAACTTCATGCGTCACAGTCATGTCAGGAAAAGACATGATCATGTCCAGCTCTTTTGAGCACTTGTAGGTTAACTGCCCACCAAACTCATCAGGAGCCTTGACAATGTAGACGGGTCCCAAGACCGTTCCGATGATCAGGATCTTGTAAGAACAGGTGCCAAACCGACTCTCGGCATAGTACTCGTACTTACAAACACGACTGGCTGCAATCTCAGGATGTTCATCGCTCATCAATCCATCGAGCTGGTCAGGGTGATAAATACGGCCCGTATAGACATCCGTGCAAGCATCAAAATAGTGTTCAAACAAAGCCCTGGCTGACATCATTCCTTCCTTAAAAGAAGGTCGTGATCTGACTCGACACACTGCTCGACAGATTAAGACCATTTTTACTGGATGCATCCGAAATACTCGATGTTACATCATCGGTTGTCAATTGCGTTGCAAGCAAGTAATCGACAGACTTATCATCTTTCGATCCTGTTGCACCTGCCGCTATCACAGACTTAAAACCAGATGTGGGGTCCGAGCTACTCGTGAGCAGAGATGAAATATCCGTGCACACTTCAGGAGTAGTACTCAGAGGGTTACGTGTTGCCACATTCCACGTAGGATCGACCGCTGTGAACGTGGAGAATGAACTCGTATAGGACGACACCTTATCAGAGATAGAGGCAGCATCCGTGGTCTGGAAACTGGTGGCGTACGTACTCACTAGTGAAGGACTGGCACACTCAGCAGCACCCTTGGTACTCAAACCCACCATGGACTTGAGATCAATGCTGTTAGCGTACTTAGCAGCTGAGTTAGCAGCCATCTTCGTGATAGAGTCGATGACGCCCTTCTCACTGGATGCATTGAGCACTGTTCCAGACAAACCCTGAACACCGAGCTTGCTAGCAGTGTTGAGCAAAGCTGCCCCTGCCGTAATTGCTGCGCTGGTGTCCGTGATCTTCAATGTATTGACGCCAGTGATATTTTTCGCCATTGACTGCAATGACGTTACACTCGTCAGATTACCTACATTGATATTGGATACCACACCACCGATGTTAGTGCTGAGCTTGTCTGACATGCCCAGTGCAGCACACGCTGATGCTACAGATGTGCTCGCTGACTTGGTAAGACCAGTGAGCAAGTTCGAAGTGGTGGAATTGCTTGCCAGCCTTTGCAATACTTGAGAGACTGATTTTGTTGACGCTGCCGTCTTAGCCAGTGCAATTACATCAGTCAGATTGGAACCAGTGATCTTGGTGTTGCTGCTCTTAATGGTGTCCAAGACATCCGCGGATGGCTTGGTGGTAACTGACTCAACGGATGAAACAACAGCATTATTACCGCTGGCGTTATAAACGTCAACAGTGGCAGTGCTGTCATCTGCACCTGTTGAGAATACGGTAGTTGCAAGGCGAGGGATTGCCATTATGAACCTCTCTGGGATCAATGATTTAGTCAAATGATTGACCCAAAGGGCAAAAAAAGAAATAAGCTCATACCCATACCACCTAGAGACACATGTCTCTAGGTGGTATGGAATGGGTACTTACTTCTTCGGATCAAACTCTTTCTTGCGATCACCTTGCAGGTATTCGCGGATGTGAGTCAGGCCTTCGATCAACCAATTGCAGTGAGTGCTGTGAACCAGAATCCTGTTGGGGCCATGCAGGTAGTACGACTTGAAAGGCAGAGACGACGATACCAGCAGGTATTCGAGATTGGGGTTTTGGGTGATTTTGTAGTAGCTGGCCAGAATGATTTCACGACGGAAGTTTGCAATCTTGACTTGCTTGGTCTTTTGCTTACCATACTGGTGAGCTGACAGACCGGAGATGCTGCGAAGTTGGTCATGCTGTTGGCGATTCTCCGCACATACCCAACGCCAGAATCCTTCAAGCGTCCGGAAAGGTCCGTAGATAGGGTGTGTGAAAGGAGTTTCAGCCAGAGTGCCAAGCAACTGTCCGAGTTCCGTACGGGAAGCATCATCGATGTTGATGTGGGTCACTCCGTCATTTTCAACTTCGCTCAAACTGAAGTTTGCCATGTCTTCGACGAGCGAGATCTCTTCGACAGGTGCTGATGGATTTCTTGGTTTTGCAAGTTGTTTTCCGGACATAATTTTCTCTTATTGTTCATCATCAGGCATGTCTTCGAGGATCACAGGAATACTCAGATGTTCCCACTCCGGGCAATCCCTACGCTTCCACCTGACGCTAAATTCCACATCAGTGATCTGGAGAATTCGGAACCCTTTACAGAGTACCTTCCAGGTCATCTTTCTACGTCCAAACTCCTTATTGAGATTCCCTTTATTGGAACCTCTGTCCTTACGGTTATCCGGAATACCGTGACTGGGGTTTACCAAATACTGGTAAACCAAAGAAGTCCAGATGCTAGTTTTCGGAACAATCCGTCCAATCATCATTCGGAATAACCGACTGAGTATTCCTCCAATACCCAAACAGTTCCCGACTAGATTGTCGCCATCTGAGATGATCTTCTCTATTGGATCAATCTCGTCATTTATACTCATGCTTACTCCTATACGAGGAAATAGGCAATCCTTGTCAACGTCTGGCAAAGATGGTCTACCAAACGCAAGCCTTGTCTGTGATAATAGCTCTCAAGTGCTTTATCACTGAGTTTTTGGTATTCTTCAATGAATTGAAAAATAGCTTTTTGTAGGGCTGTCCACTGAACTGTAACATCCAGGTAAGCACCTTTATGTGACACAAAGAACTTTATCAGGTCGGTATGCTGTGTCTCGCGATACCGATCAGTATTTACAGCATCTCCTTTCCTCATCAAGTGCCTGAAGTCATTCAGATGATTGATCACAGAATCTATGGATGATGCGACTGCTTCAAATTCGTATTGAGATTTGAGAAAGTCCTCCTTTTCAATTATGTATTGTGGATCTATCGCACGACAGATTTCCAGAGCAGAATCCATCAGGATTTCGAAATCTCTCTGGGATGTGAGCGATATATCATGTGAGCTGACGCGTCTCAGTATCGAGCGCAAGTTTGCGCGATAAAGAAACCGTCTAACAGCATAGAAAAATCCTTTCACTCTTTACCTCCACTGTAAAGTAATGAGTGTTTGAAAAAACTTAGAGCATACAATTGGAGTCAATCATGACAGTCGAAGTTTTCCCGGCAGATGAGCCTCAAGAGCTCCCAACTGCTGAAGTTCTGGATGCAGAAGTCAAACCTGAAGAATCTCAGAATGTTCAGGATGAGGATCAAGAAGTTCTGAAATATACCCAAGGCCTGCGTCGTCAATTTGTCAATAGTCTCATCAATAAAGACGGTAAGGTCAGTGATGACAAGGTTGACAGATCATTCTTTCTGCAAGCCCTGGGTGATATGGATAGAGCGGCTCTGGGCAACATGCGTATCAAGGCCGACAAGAAAGCCGGGGATGCTGGCGTTCAAGCTGCTGCCATGATTGCCAAGCTTCTTAAAGACCCGGTTCTCGCAGCAGCTCGCAGAGCCATTGCTCCTATAGAGCGAGAAATTCCGGTTCTTCCGGAGGAATTTCCTGATCCTGATGTGGTTCCTGGGGAAGCTCAGTTTCACGCGGATGTTCTTGATTCTCAGGACTTCTTTCCGACGGAGAAGGAGGCTTCGGAGACTCGTCCTGCGATTGCGGATGAGGATTAGTCATCTCCCCATTCAGAGCAGCTCTCACCTTCTGCGCAGCTCCATCGTCCAACCAGGTCAGATCTTCAGGCCTGATGATGGAGTAGAACTTGGTATCGACCACGTTGAGCTGAATCAAAAGCATCAGTTGCTGTTGCAGTGCTTCGAATGGATTGAAGGATTTCTTGGATTCTTCTTTCCATTCCTCTACAGAGAGCTTTTTCTCGAAGAAGATCGAAGGCACTATCAAAATGGTGTTGCGACAGGGCTTGGTGATCAAGTCAGGAATGACATTGTTGAGCCACTCACCGTACTCGTACTTGACCACTGCGACGTACTCAATCAGCTTGTCGTGATCGAACTCCTCAGGAGAATGACTCACAAACTGAATATCGACCTCGTCGCCGAGCCAGTAGTTCATGGCTCCAGCATAAGCGATCTGAACCTCCTCATCGAACTCGACAGGGTAGGTATTGATCGTAAGCTTTGCTCGCACTCCCATCCCGTTGATACTCTCATTGGCTATCTCAGCAATGAAAGACTTCAGGATAAACACCATCGAAGTCATTCTCGATTGACCGACAGTCTCAATACCACGCCTTTTATAGAGGTCGTGGTATTGAGACTCGTCTATGCCGTCGAACACATCCGTGATACGTTCGTGGTATCCATTCTTGAGGATACGAACAGCGGCTTCTTCGGAAATGCTGGCGATGGTGGCAATGCGAAAGTCAAGTAGTGCATCGATGTCAACATAGATGCTCAGAGCTTTTGGTTCTTTCATTGCCTAATCCTCGCTATTACAGGGTACTCTTCAGATGCATACCCGTGAGCACAGTTTTCAAAGTAACCGTGCTTGTGGTTTCAGTACCCAATTGATCAAGTGCATCCAGACGAACACCACCAGTATTGCTGATGGAGTTGTTCATGGCGTTGAATCCTTCCAGATCCCCACCCCGATACTTCATGAACTCCACCAGTGCTTTGGAAAGACCCAAAGCTTGCATCACCTGGACTTCAGGGTACGAGATCTTCGCTCCCTTGGAATTGCCCGTAGGCTGACCAGAGAGATTGTCGATGGATTTGTTGTCCGAAGGGATTGAGATCTTCTTGACAAGAAGCTGAGCCTGGCGTCTGATCGGCAGATCCAGAATCATGTATTTCTCAGGTGTCTTGTACCGCACACCTGATGCAGGGTTGACAATCCACAGATGTTCGAAGAAGTCATGCCCCATCTCTTTTGCAAGAGCGAGGTTGCGTTCCACTGAAAGAGCTTTCTCTCCCATGTTGGGCATCTGGTAGGATAAACCTTCTCCATCATTGGCTTCCAACTCACGAATCCAGACTTCAAACTCCTTGTCAGACATGCTAGCAAACATTTGCTTATACATGTCGACATTGAATTTGTCACCTGGAACGATCTTGGCTATCCATGTCAACACTACGGCCTCTGCAGCTTTTCGATTCCCTGGCATTTGTATCTCCCGTGTAATTGCCAGATACAAAAATCCGGCTAACCATTCATAGAATGATCGCTTCACGCCTCAGGACGTCTGTGGTGCAGGCGCTTTAATCCGTGGTCAACCGCCAAGGAACAAGGATTGCGTTCCAAGATAGCTACCAGACCGATGAGTTCTTTTCGAACGAAGTCACCAAAGTAACCATCGTCTCGATCCTTGGCAGATGCTTCAGCTCGATCCCTGAAGAGGATATCGTGCACTATGTACAGTGCCAAATACCTTTTATGCGATCCGTACTCTGCTAGATTCATCACACCATTGTAAACGAGCTGGATATCTAGAGGCATGCTCTTGAAACATCTTGACAGAGCAGATAGCTTGGCATCGATATCGACACACTCAGCAAAACCATCCCTGCACAGATCGTAAAAACGCACCTGAGTATCAAGCACCTCTTTCATTTTAGACATAGTCAATGCTTCCGTATTTTTCTTTAAGTTCTTCTCTGATCTGCACATACATCGGAGAGAGCCAATCAATGCCTTTCGGATGAAAGGGTTTCGGTGTGGGACCTTGTCTGTCAACGTAGTAGTGCTCGAAAGGCAGATGGGATTTGATGGTCAGTTTCAGAAGACGAGGGTTTTGTTCAATCTTCATCTTAGCTGCATCGTGGATCAGACGCAGAAAGTCTGAACGTTCCACTCGAGCGAAGGTGCGGCCAACGCGCTTCGCTGTGAGTCCCACAAGGTCTTTGAGTTCCTCATGCTTACAACCACTGCGAACGTAATACCAAAATGCTTCCAGGCTCGCAAAATGACCATAGTGAGGATGATTGAAGCCATAGTGAGAGAAGTGGGATAATGCTCGACCCAATTCAGTCTTACCATGGCTATAGATGTTGATATGTGATACCCCATCATCCGAAACGTGTGACATGACTAAATCCTTTTAGGCCTTGTCCAGGCACGGGCGGTTCTATAAAAGACCCATCTGGATGCAGAACAAGTCGGGCCATAGAGTGGTCTGTTCAGGTCTCCGAAGTACCTGCGCATCTGTCTGGGAGACATGTGGAAGAGCCTTACTACACCGAGCTCAGACATCCTATCGCAGTGACCTTGTCCTCGGATGGTGTGATGATGTCCCTTTTTATTCCTGAATTCTTTTGTTCTGGGCTTCACTTTTTCATCCTTTCACGCTCGTTGAGCACCTTGACAGACTTGCCATGGTCTTCCAGATACTGAACAACAATACCGAGCAGTATGTGACGATGACAAAAGTCAGCAGTAGGACAGTAACACCCAAGAGTAAACTTAGGCAAAGACAAAAGGTGATCCCAGTACTTAGCAAACTGGATCTTCTTTTCATCGACGACCTTTCGATAGGCTGCCTCATATTCACCCTCAGTGAGTTCTCCTCGCTTCCATGCACCCACCAACTCATAAGGTGGAGAGAAGGCTTCTATGCCGCTTTTAGCAGTGGTATCGACTACCTTGAAGCCTTCTTTCTTCCAATCTCTCCAACTAGCGAGCTGCATGGTTCCGACAACATGATCGAAGTGCTCGGGCTGGTTAGTGTGAACGACACTGAATGTCTTACCCAGCTTTTGCATGCAGTCGATCATGTGCTTGGTGCCACGGGAGATATCGTCCCAGAATGCGATCAGGTGCGTGGCTGTGTCTGCCATCTGTTCATTTCGAATGAACCCAGCACCCTTACCATACGTATCCCAATCAGCAGGATGCGGCAGGTATCTGAGCTCAGGTCGTTCTTGACAATACTGCACCACCATGGCGTCGGCACCGCGCTTTGCCATACCTGAGTAGAAGAGAATGCGCTGGCCTTCGAATTGCTTGATGAACTCTTCGAGCACCTGCACAAACTCTTCATAATTGTCGTATGTTCTTGACCCGGCCACAATTAAGCGAACCGGGAAGATCTCATACAAATCTTCGACGATGTCGGTGTTCAGCTGATCTTGATCTGGGTATTTTTCAGCAACCACGGCACAACCCCTTGTTCAAAGTGACGAAGCCAGTCGATGAGACGACCATCATCAATCAGGTGCGTGCGCGCATCCGAGCTATCCACGGATGACTCGCACATGTACATCCGGAATGTCCGGTTGATATAGAAGCGCTGTTCGGGGTGCGAGAGCGATTCATCGATCGCTTGGGGAACGAAGTTCTCGGCGTACTCTTCCCAGTCGGCAGGTTCAACATGACCAGCTTCCTTGAGAATGTTGGTGAGCTGCGTGTGCAGGGGGACATCGGGGTTGTAGGTGGTCAGCGGCATTTCTTTTGGTTCCCTTCTTTATCAAAATCATAAATGGTGCAGTTTTTCATGACATTGATGTCATGTTCAGGATGTTGCTTGAGCCAGTCGGTCCGTATTCTTCGCTGGATAGCTCTTTCATGAATTGCTTCATAAAAGTCTTTACCAGTGTCCGTAATGGTGAAAGGTACAGCACCATCCTTGATAGGGATGCTCCTCTGCACGAGTTTCTGGATCAGAACACGAGAAACAAGCTCTTCATCGGGGACATACTTGTGCGTCACCAGGCCAGGATGCATCAGTGAAATGATGAACACCTGGTTCTCTTGAGGAACGTAATACGTCGATCCATCAAAGAGCGTGACAATGCAGTCTCGAACAATAGGTATTGAATCGAGCATGTGGATTCTCCATTATACCCATACAGGGGACTCCCCTGTATGGGTGCTTATGCCTCAGCCATCTCTTCCTCAGCAACAGGAGTAGCATCAGCGACGATGGCTCTCACCTTGTCGAGATCCTTGCTGAACGCAGGCAGCTTGACGGCATATTCCTTCTTGATGGTCTTCTTGTCATCTTCCAACCAGTACGGATGGTAGAGACCAGCACGCATCTTGAGCAGATCCATCGTGGACAGGAAAAGACTATCCTCGAACAGGCCAAGCGGACACCACCAGCCACGAGTATGGGTGAGGATCATGTTCCAGTCGTAACCAGCTTTCTTGATGTCCTCGTAGAGTTCTTCTGCTGTACAGATGAAGTTCTGCTTCCCGTACCTCGAGTCATATTGCTGATACGGCCAGAAATACCTCATCTGGCACAGTTCACTTGTGATGTTCAGACCTCGTGCGAGAAGAGGGTCTTCATCAATTAGATCGCGAATAGTGGTACGGGTGATCTGTCGATCAGGATAGATGGCCAGAGCATATCGCTGATCATTCCCGACCAGACCGAAACGATCGCAGGACTTGATGTTGTGGAACTCCGTCAATTCCGGCAAAACGCCTTCAGATTGGGATATCAGGATCTCCATCGCCTGACCTGTACGCCCCGTCTTACTTCGCAGATTGCGAATCAGAACGCTACACAGATCATTGTCACCTTCATTCTCGATGCCACGGTGCGGATACTCCGGTGCCTTTTTCTTGGAGAGCAAAGGTGCTGCGTTGTACATGTGGTAGAGATCGGTTGTGAGGAAGGTGAACTTATCCGTCACTCCCTTCATCTTGTCACCGTTCTTCAGGTACTGAAGCTTCTTCTCAGCAGGAGCCCTTGCATCCATTGCAATGACCTTGCCAAGCTGCGCTGTGATGAACATGTAGCAGGACGCACCATGAGCCAATGCAGGCAGTTCCATGATGAATTCAGACTTGGACTTGCCTTGACGCATGAAGAGCGTATTGCGACCACTGTCACCCAGGTCATTCTCATCCATCTGAGTGCTCACATCCTCAGTCTGGAATTCAGTCAGAGAATCCACACTCTGCATGGAGGGCTGGATGTATTCGAATGGAGCATTCTTGCGACGATCAAAGAACGGAGTCTTGATCATCAGTTTCTTGGCATCCTTGCGCTGAGCCCTGCAATAGTTCTTGAACTCATCGAACCATTCATTGGCGTAGTACTGACGCTTGTCATTGATAAGCAGGATGGGGTTATCGACATCATCGATGTCGGTCGTGCCGAACTCAGGAATGCGGTGTGCCATATCGAGCACGCGTTCGAGATCAAGGTTGATCTCAGTGTCGTAATTACCGACATAAGGCGCTTTGACACGCGCAGCAGCTTTGAGCTTCATAAACCACATCACTGTGGATTTGAAGTTGTTACCAATGCCGGTGAAGCCATTGAACATCCCCACACCGCCATTGAGAACAGATTCTCCATGGATGCCGGTGAGATACTTGCCGTTAGGAATGTCTAGGCAGGAGCCCACATTGATATAGATCTTCACCTCAGGTGCTGGTTGAAGAGCAGGTCTGTTCATGATTACCTCGATGGTGTAATGTATCTATGCATAGAATCCACCTGAATAGTAAAAATTGACCATTGAAATAGTCTGGTTAATAATACCCACTTTCCACATGTAAGAGGATTCTATGGTTATCGATGAACTGGAGGCTCCGACCTCCACCACGGCTTCCCTTGAACGAGTTAACAAGCTAGTCGCCATGGAATCTTTTTCCATCGGTAACATGGCCGACTTGGTTCATCGGACATTCCCCAAACTCATTTCTGAAGCACAACGCATCATCGGCTCGGTCTTCTCCGGCTCAGCCAGCTTCACCGATGGTCACAGCAATGTCAAGCTCTCTGGCAAGCAAGAGAAGTTCCTGGCTCTGACTCGCTCGCATAACTATCTCGATCTGAAGATCATGAAGGTTTATGCGCCGATCGGAGTCAAGCCGAACTACCTGGCATATCTGGAAGTCTTCCTGCACGAAGCTCAGTTCTGTGAGGACCTGCTCGAGTATCTGCAAGAGTACACAGTGCTGCTCTCCAGGATCGTGACCGATGAGAACTTCGTGTCCTCTGGTGCATACGTGACCGAAAAGCCTCGGATGATTGAGGTCCAGCTCGACGAGATCTCCAAGGTTCGTGCTCAGGTTGAAGATCTTGGTCAGAAGTCTCCCACTGTCGAATACAAAGATGTGGTGAGCAACAACAGCGAATGGGCTGGTGTTTTCGATCGCCTCAACAAGGTCACTCCTCGTTACAGAGGTATGGCAAACAGCAAGGTCAAAGCCAAACTTGATGAGGCTTCCAAGCTGCTCACCATCCTACTCAAGAAGCAATCGAGTAAGAAGCTCGACAACATCAGTCCTGAAGTCTACAACGGCCTGACCCATTACACCTTCGTAATGGCCAAAGCCCTCGAGCGCTACTCGCTGGTGCAGTTCTCTTTTGAAGTGTTCACCAACTGTCTGGATAAGACAGTCGATCGCGTGACTGACATCCTCAACCGGTAATCCGGCATATATCAGCGTAGAGAGCCTTATGGGCCTCTACGCTGATATACATTCGGAGTTATGCTCCATGCGCACTACTGTACTGCACGAACTCGATGGTTTCACTGACATCATTGACCATGTCATTGTTGTCAGCATACTTGAGCCAGTCCGGTAACACATCCACGATACGCTGAGCAAAAGTCCTGCGTCGCTCAGGTTCGGCGGGGATATCACCCATCTCAGCGCGAATCTTCTTCAGATCACTTTCCGGCAAGAAGTATTGGCGCAGTGCAATGGGTAATTCAACAGCTTCAGGTCGATAGGCCAAAGAGAGCTGTGCATTGAGTGCTGATAACAGCACCTTGTCGACCTGCTCCTTATTTTCGAAGAATCCGAAAAGGGAGCCAATCAACATCAGCTTCTTGATCCTGTTCGACATCAGTCGTTTCCCCACCTGTCTCACACATGCATAAATGAACATGATGAGTTCTCCAGAGGGTTATTTGATCAGCCTCAGATTCGAGTAAGAACCGGCCCAGATGCCAATATCCTCACCAGCGACAACTACAGTCGCAAATCTGAAAGCCGTGTCCGACTCCTTCCACGTGATTACGAAGATAGAAGGATTGAGGGACTCGAGTTTCTTCAACGGGTTTCGTGCAAGCAGATCCATCCCCAGCGTCAAAGTCACTGACGCTTCTTTCACTTCCCCGGTCACGTTGTACTTCACAGGCAATTCCAACGCTGTAAATCCAACGATGAACTTGTCCTTGATCTTGTTGCTGATCACGGGCTGCTTCTTTTTCACCGACTCAACAGACTCGTAGATTTCTCCAGTGATATCCGTGATGGTAAGAAGCGGATCTTTGTCCTTGAACTGCTGAAGACGATCCTCCAGACCTGCCAGCTCTTCCAGTGCACGGTATGCCAGAAGAGCAGGCCGGTACTGACGAGTCACAGGCTGATCATCCAGGCCGTACATATCGAAGCTGTACAGGTTCTTACGAACCAGTGCATACTGACCAAAGGTGATGAAGTCCTCGTAGTTCATGGGGGAGTAGATGTAATCCAACCTCGCCATGATCACAGAGTCAATTCCCTCAGCTGCCTTGGACTGAGCATCACGAACAGATTCCAGAACAGAGTCAGGATTCTTGAGTTCGATATATGCAAATGCACCATCAGCGATACGAGTGCCAAGAGAGTCATCGTCCTTGCCAGTCGAACCCAGATAGTACTTGCCAGCATCGAACGTGGTAGGGTCGCTATTGAAATACAGACGACGACTGCCAATGAACGGATGCTTATCGATATCCTGCTTCCAGTAACCTTGAGCCTTGGAGACTTCAATGGTGTTCTCGGTCTTGTTATCCCGAGCCATCATCACACCAGCAGTAGCGTGCTTATCTGCAATGGTGTTACCCAGATGGCCGACGTGAGCTTCGATGTAGTTGAAGGTTACGACCACACCCCTATTTTGCAAGGCGGTGGTGACGTGATCGAGCTCTTTCCACAGATCAGCATTCGGGATAGGGCCAGACATGTCAGGACGAATGAAGTTGTTCTCACGCATCCTGCCAATATACTTGGTCATCCCATTGACCACATACATGCTATCGGTGAGCAGATAGACTATCTTGACATCGTACTGCTCGAGATGTGTGATGCCTGAGATAGCAGCCATGAGCTCAGCTGCATTGTTGGTAGCCGGGATACCAAACGATCCCCACCCATCGATGTAGCTGATAGGGAAAACCTTTTGATTCTCGACAGCGCTCAGATCTTCCTTGTTCAACAAATTGATAGGCTCACCTCCATCAATTCCCGATTCACCATTTGCAAACATGGTCTTTTGCACATACCCACTGGACGTGGTCACGTGCGTGTCCAGACCCGTGCCCTGTTTCTGAGCCTCGGTCGTGTAGATGTATCCGTGCAATCCCCATCCCGCATTGCCGGGATTACCATCCCGACAACCGCCATCGGTGTAGATCACTGCACCTTGTATGAATTCTTCCGACATCGCATTCCTTTAGGTTGCACCAGTACATGAGATTGCTGTAAAGAGTAACTATTTACAGCTTTTCTGTTGCACCTTAACTCCCACAGAAATCTTTGCCTTCATGTCAGCAATGTAGGTAGATTGATCATGTATGTGTGCTGCCAGTATCTCCAATCCGCGACTCGGGTTCTTAACCATGACTTCCTTTATGTTGATAGGAAGATGTGGTTCGGGACCAAAGACTGGAGTATGAAATGAATCACATCCTTTTTTTACAATTACCCTCTTTACTTCTGAGGAATGTGCAGGCTCAGGAGTGATGATGCTGGGTTTGGTGGGAGGCTCAACTGTTTCATGAGTTGAACCAGTGAGAATAAAGCGTTCTGCGCTAATGGAGTTCGACGTCACGATCGTGGTAGTCGTACATCCAAAAGCACAGAACACGCTACAGAAAAACAATCGTTTCATGGTTAGGACCATCGCGTTATGGAGTTTTACGCCTGGCTTCATTATCCAGGGCATTGAGTGCTCCGTTGTTGAACGGTGGTAGGGGTGTGTTCGGATTCGTTGGTACGGACTGCTCTGGAGTCGGATTATGGCTCTGAGAGGCATCTTCGAAGTGCTTCTTCAATTCTTTGTTCTCTCTCTCAAGGCGATCTACGTCTGCTTTCGTCTTGGTGTACTCTTGAATGAGTTTCTGATTGTGCAACTGCAGAAGAGACAGGGAAATGATTTTCGGGACGCTAAACAGATTGATGGTGAGTGAGGCCATTACCAAGCCAAGGACAATGACTTTCTTTTTGTTATTAGCCAGTGCCGACTTCAGACTCCTCTTTCCGATGATTGCTTCCTTCAGAAAAGGATAGATCAAGCGGAGCAAAAAGGGCTGATACATCTGGTTCTCTCCCGTGTGAATGATAAATCGTATGTCTAATCCAGCATTATCTCCTCAATCAGACAAATTGCAATAGGGACATCTACCATGTACTCTCTCAAGGGGTTTATAGTGGTGTCGGGTCTGGTGGACAATACCGTAGGCGTGAAGTCCGCCATCGGAGAGCTGTCTACCTTTTCTGCCACTTTCACAAAAGAACAAGGCGCATACATCTCAGCCTCGTACCCGAACATCCAGCTGCTCACCTTCTCGAGTTTGTCGGATGGATCGATGGTCCCGGTCTCTGATGCCAATCAAAAGAGCACCTTTGCTGTAGCAGGTGCAGTATACACCGGAATAAACGACCTCTCCAATACATCAGATAGGGCGCTTTTCCTCAATACACTTGTTGCACTTGTCGGCAGCTCCTACGAAAATGTAGATTGCGGCGAGATGGTGCAACAAGGCGAGCACTGGGCTCCCGAGTGGGTTTCGTGGAATCCTGCAGGCTCAGATGATTTCTTCAAAATCTGGTTCTCGGACGATAGCTTCCAGGCCCAGTACGATGAATACAGCATCATCGTTGTGCCTCCATTCACACCTGTCGACAATTTCTTCCTGGCCGGTGACAAGGTCGATGCGGCTCTTGAAGCCGTGACACCGACCTGGATGGTGAACCAGATGCAGTCCGTCAAGAACGGTCATCCAGAAACCTACCTGCAAGTGGAGTCTTATGACTACCACAACCCCAACAAAACCAGCGACTACATAGCCGCGCAATTCGGAGTGGTGATCTATGGAACATATGGTAACAATGATGACTCGATTCGCGATGCCATCGTTGACTACATTCTGGCTAACTCTAGCCATACAAGGGATGAGTGGGTCAAGATTCTCCCGGACCTCTTCAAAAGAACTGAGTTCGTCATCGTCCCGTTCTATGACACAATGGCCATCCCTGACAAAACGCTGCAATCGGGAATCTATTCCCCGGTCGTGCAAGTTAAGAAAGTTTTCAGTGCTGTAGAAGCTGTGTGTTCGGACTATGGCGATACCCACATTTCCTCCTACCTGGAAATGATGTCGCATAACTACAAGTCGTTGATCCTGGCGATTTGTGGTGGTCCGGATAACCGCAACAGCAAGTTCTACGTCACGGATTACTATCCTGACTACATCGCTGTGCCGACATCCAGCACTGACTTCAACCGGATGAGTGCCACCACCCAGGAATGGGCTGTTGCACTGGCTACACTTTTGCAGAGAGCTGAAGACCTGACGGCAGTCTCTCAAGTTCCGGCTGGCTTCACGCGGGTGGTCAGAAACAAGATGGTGTTCCTTGCCATGAACATCAACAAGATCCAATACCTGGCTCTGGCCAAGTTCAACTTTGGCAACACGCTGAAGATCTAAACTACAGGGAGGGATAAGTCATGGGAACAGGCGTGAGCATGATCCCTCCCATCAACGCTTCTGGTGTTTACGCACTTGTTACTCCATTCGACACTAAAGTCGTATCGGGTCTCAGGTACACGTGCAATGCCGTGCGTACGTTCAAGGAGCTTTTGGCTTCTGGCGTTGATGTGGTGGCGGATTACTACACAGCGAATGGTTTGCAAGAGAGCGACTACAATACAGACTACGACAATGGCGTCTGTATCATCACATTGCAATCTTCCAAGGGAGATCTGCTTTATGTTCCGAGCAGCTACATCTCCAGTTATCCGGACACCTCGGGTGTTCCTTATAACGCCGTCGCTCTTTCAGTGTTGCTGGGTCAGGTGCCCCAGAACATGGATCTGACATACCTCAAGGGTGAATTGGTTGCTGCGGTTATGGATGCTGCTGGTATCTCGGCAAGTGTTCGGACTGTGACCTATTCGGAAACTACTTGTGTGGCATACGAGACTCATAAGTCTTTGCAAGCACAAAGAGACCTGGCTCGCACTCAGAGCCAGACCGAGTATAGCAAGCGTATTGCCGCTGAAGCAGAGCGCGATAGGTTGGCTGAGCGACTGGCTGCCTTGGAGAAGTTCATCACCAGCAATGCTAGCTTGGTGTTGCAAGATGGAACCATCAAAGTGAAGTAATGGCATATCCCACACACTGGACAAACCAGTGTGTGGGATATATGTCGCTTAGTTGATATTCGTACCAGAGACTGTACCAGTAGCCACAATGTTACCCGTCGTGATAATGTTGCCATTACCAGTAAGAGTACCAGTGAATTTACCACCACCGCCCATGTTGGACATACCTGTCACAGACAGCCCAGCCATCATTGCAGCAGCTCCACTAACTGTAGCAGTCCCATTAATGGTTGTAGGACCATTGATGGTGTTACTACTTCCAGTAACGGTATTGCTGCTACCAGAGACTATGCTGGTAGAACCACCGGCCTTAGAATCAAAGTTGCTACCTGCTTCAAAACTGATGTTACCTCCTGCTGTGAACTTCATATCTTGCACAGCATGAACATGAACATTCTCAGCCTTGATATTGGCAAACGATCCATCCATGTTCTGCAATGTGAACTCGTGTGTTTGAGAGTTCATATTGATGAAGTTACCGATATCATCCTGGATCTGAAGAAAGCCTTGATCCGTATTGAGCTGGATATCGTAGCCAAATGGTTCACCATTCGCTACTGTGGTATGGATGTGGATGTGCTTTTTGTGGGTTGACACTTCTATGTAGTAGAAGTTATCATCATCCACATTAGCGCTCTCATCCTTAGTACCACTGAAACCCCAGATAACTGTCTCCAGCTTACGAAGCTTAGAACCTATTCCTCTGGTAGTCCAGTAGTACTTATCGGTATCAGCAAACTGATAGACGTCTACTTTCTCACCACGGCGTACGTCAGGGGCTGTGAGACGTTGAGAGTCGCCGATAGGTAACCACTTAGCTTTGACGCTCAAAGACGTCGTGGTGCTCGTTTGATAGGCCTTGCCATCGGCATCCTGCGATGAATTGATCTTGGTTTCTGCATTGTCGGTGATTTCGCCATCCATCATGGGGAACTGTTCCGTCAATGTTACCTCGATCTCCATGGAATCAAGAGGCTTGTTGGCAGCCACGATACCGATGGAGACCGGCGTCAACTGACTCATTTTAGGCATTTTATATATCCACCTATTCTTTATGATAGGACATTAGAGGTATTGGGGAGCATCATGAAATTATTGAGTATCGAACTCTCAGGATACGAGAGAATGGCAATCAGTGGTTCGACTAAGATCAAGATTGATTTCAGTCAACCCTACCAACTCATCCTGGGTAAAAATGGTTCTGGTAAGTCGTCTCTTCTGGAAGAGCTCTCACCGCTTCCTGCTCACCAGTCAAACTATTCGAAAGGCGGATACAAAATTGTTGTGATTGAACATCGCGGCAAGACGTATCGACTGGAGAGCAGGTTTGGTAAAGATATCAAGCACTTCTTTATTACTGAGGATGAAGAGAACCTCAATGAAGGCGGCACTGTCACGGTTCAGCGTGAGTTGGTGAAGCAGCACTTTGGTATCACGCCTGAGATCCACAAACTGCTATCAGGCCTTGATCCGTTCACGGAGATGGATACGGGTAAGCGTCGTGAGTGGTTTACCAAGCTATCTGTGGCTGACTACACATACGCAGTCACTCTTTACAATCGCATTAAGGATTCTCACAGGGACACACTGGGTGCATTGAAGATTGCAAAGAACAGGCTGGTGGCTGAAACCAACAAGACTGCTAAGCCGGAGGATATCGAAAAGCTCGAAGCTGAAGTCGTCAGCATCAACAACGAGCTTCGACTGCTCTATGAGAACAAGAGTATCGACCACGGCGATTACAATGAGTTGCTTGGTGCAGAAGCTACTCTCAGTGAGAAGATCGAAAAGATCATCGCATACATTGCAGACACTGCTGCGAGCTTTGCTAAAACCAGGTTGTTTACTAACATTGGTGAAGCTGAGCAAATGTACGCCAGGCTTGAAGAAGCGCAGGTTATTCTCAAGACGAAGATCAAGGAAGCAGTTGAGCGTATTGAAGAGATGCGTTCTGAACACCGTAGGGCAATGAGTGCATCGGCTACAAATGTGGGGGATTTGCAAACCCGCAGTGAAGCACTTAAGAAGTTGATCGCTTCCACTCTGAGCTCACGGGTAATCAGTATCCCATTTGATTCCGGTATTGCTGATGCCAAGCAAAGACTGGATGCATTTGACCAGATGCACGATGGCTTCTTGGAATACTCTTCTCGATTGATTGCTGACCCTGACCGGACAGCTACATCCGAGGTTGAGCGTGCTCTTGTCGAGAAGATGGCTGCTCGAGACCTCACGAGCAAGATGATCCTTGACGATGAACGAAAAGTCAAAGATCAGATCCTGCATATGGAACATCAAAAAGATGGTGGTGAGACTGAATGCCCGAAATGTGCACACAGATGGATTCCTGGCTATTCTGCCAAGACATACGAGGATGCCAAGATCAAGCTCTCTTCAATCCTTGCTGCAAAAGAGAAGATTGGAACTGAGATCAACTCTATCCGCACTGAGCATAATCGCGTTACAGCCATCCTGTTCGCTCAAAGTGAGATCAATAGGTACATGCAGGCATGGCCTAACTTCGGGCCGTTCTGGAAGTATCTGTCGGCCAAGAATGTGTATCGCAACGATCCTCAATCTATCGGATCTGAACTGCAGCATTTGAGGCATGACCTCTGGCTCGAATGTGAAGCAAGAGAGCATGAGATTCATCTTGAGAAAATCAGCGCTGAGCTGGCTATCATTGCTAACTCCGACCTGCAAAACACGACGCAGGTTATCAAGAAGCATGATGAACTTGAAGACCGCATCTCCAACCTCACTCAGGATTTGGTTGCTGTTCAGGATAAGCTCAAGCGTTACAAGTTCTATATCGAAAGTTGGTATGGAACTCAAAAGGCTTTGGAGGAAGCTGTAGCGATCTGTACTGAACGTGAGAAGAATGTGGATGAAACTATCCACTCGATACGTCAGACGATCATTGAGGGCTGTATTAAGCGTCACCAGATCACTCTGGGTATGAAAGAGAAAGAGCTCAACGATATCAGAATGCAAGCTGGTATTGTCAGAGATCTTCAGAGACAGATTGAAGGTCTCACCAGCAAAGTCGAAGAGTTCAAAGCCGTGCTGGCGGCTCTTTCTCCCACAGAAGGTTTGATCGCTGAAGGGATGTTGGGGTTCATAAAAGTTTTTGTAGCAAAGATGAACCATCTTATAGGAAAGACATGGAGTTATCCGCTTGAGGTAGTACCATGTGGATTGAACAGTGAAGGTAGTGTGGATCTTGATTACAAGTTTCCGCTTATTTCAGAAGCCAGCAATAGACCCGTTCCTGACGTAGTTGTCGGTAGTCGCGGAATGAAAGAGATCGTCAATCTCGTTTTCAGGGTTGTTGCATTGCAATATCTTGGCTTGGCGGATGTTCCGCTCTACCTTGATGAATTTGCCTCAGCGTTAGATAGCTCCCATCGCAGATCCAGTGTGGATCTGATCAAGATGATGATGACTCAGATGTCCTTTAGCCAGATGTTTATGGTGAGTCATGATTTTTCGCAGTATGGTGCTTTGTCAGATGTGGAAGTTTGTGCATTGACAGAAGACAACATTGTTTTACCTCCGAAGTATAACGAACACGTTTCCTTCACCTGAGCAGCAAATGCGGTAAACACTACTAAACGGGGTCACTCCCGTTTAGTAGTGTGCTTTATGCCGTTATGCAGCAATATCGGTTGCAATAAGAAGAAAGTGTGCGCCAGGCTTTTGTTGCTCATCAGTCGGTACACGCTGATCGCTCAGACCCTTCATGGAGTTTGCCATGCCAGTTCTGAACAGGAAGTTGTTACGCGCACAGCTTCTGGTGGAGAGGCAATAGATCCCATCTTCATACTGAGCCCAGTACTCCAGCATCTTGCCACGATCCCCTACCAAAGGCTTATTGGGCTTGCCTACAGTAAAGTAGTTGCCAGAGAATGGAGTGATCTCCACAAACTCTTTCCCGGTATAGATGTCGGCATTGTCGATGAGAATGACAAAGCTTTGGGAGAGTGTCATGTACTTCTTGAGCACATCGTCGGATAGCACTTCAGCACGATCAACCAGTGCAGGATTCTTGTACGTGTAATCGGTCAGACCCAGACTCAAGATATCAAGCTTACCGATGGATTCCAGAATCCGCTCATACAAAGGGATGTTGAGGAATTCAAAAGAGATGAGTCGTTCGCTTACCTGCCTGATGGTATTGCTGTCACACAGATGCAGATATCCACCGATACTGACTGCCACTGTCCTGTCACCGATGTCTTCACTCAGAGCGATGTAAGCTCTGGTGGAGTAGGGTACATTGGCATCTTGCTTTTGCACCATATTCTCAGTAATGGGAATCTGCTTGATAGTACCCACATCCTTGAAGCTGTAGATACCCAAGGCATTCATACTCGAAGTTCTGCGAGTCTTATTGGCATCCATGACATAGACACCGTTAGTATCATAGTCAGACAGATGCAAATACCCATTCACGCTGAACAAACAGTTGTTATAGATGCTGGCATAGTCGACTCCACTCTTGGTCAGGACAATTGCTGTCTTCTCCGAACCAGGTAGCTGTGCCGTAGCCGATGCATCAGGATAAATGGGCGTTACGTCAAAGCCGGCTTGAAATACATCGTTGTATTTCACATAGCCAAACTTCAAAGACGGGTATTGATCAGTACCAACTAATGCCTTAGCACCGATAGATGCGAAGTACTGATCAGGTGTCAGAGTCGAGTAATAGCAGGTTGCCTTGATGCTATCGAAGTCGAAATTGATGTTCTGCTCGAGCACATCGTTATAGACAATTGCAAAGAGTTTGTCGAATGTTTGATAGATTGTGGCAAGAGACATTGCTGAGACATCGACCTTCTCCCAGCGTGACTTTTGGTCGGCGTACTTGCCCACTGCCGAAACCAGTTTGTACATTTTATACCTCGGACGCTAATAGCAAATAGTTTGAGTAAGAATCGAATCTCGACGAGATCGTAATAAATTGCAACCCTAGGATCGCAACTATGACTCCCACCAACGCGTATCCGTTTGATCCTACCGGTGTTAGCACCGCAAACAAGATCACCGGAGAGCAGCAAATCCTCACGAAAGTCAACTATCGCGACTTTCAGTTCATCATTCCCGCACAAGCTCCATTTTTCAGGGCAGGTCTTAACCTGTCCTTTACCAATAAGACTGACGGAACGACAAGAACCCTCGTTGAAGGGCAAGATTACGTTCTGACACACGAATTCCTTGCAGCCACTCGTTCTTGCGCAAAGCCTATCTACGGCTCGATTTCTTTCATCGATACCGATCTTGAAGGCGTGGTTACTTTCAATTCCTACCAGACGATTGGCGGCGTTTGGACCATATCCACGAATGACATCAACTACCTGCTCACCACTGCTACTTCCAACCCTCGCATCACGAGCTGGGATGCCGTGGCTGAGCTGCCTGCTACTTTCCCGGTGATTGATCACCAGTGGGATCTGGTGGATATGGTGGGGTTGTCTCAGGTGGTGGCTGAGTTGGTGAACATCTACGAGGCGCTGCTGCTCAAGAGCGGCAATGCCCAGCTCGCTACCTACACCATCAGTCAGATCAATGATCTGCTTGCCAAGAAACTCGATGCGACGGGTAAGGCTGTTTCCGCAGCGACATCCGATGCAATTGACGGCATGCATCTGACTGAGCTGATGACGTACATTCTGGGCGGGACTGCAGCAAATGCCGAGAAGTTCAATGGCATGACCTATGACCAGGTGATCTCCAATCTCTCGACATCTGTGGCGAATAACGCTACGACTCTTCAAGGTAAGAGTCTGTCTGACATTTTGGCAAGCACTGTTGCCAATGCCAGCAAGCTCGGTGGCAAGACACTGGCTGAAGTACTCGCCAGTATTCAGATGACAGCGCAGGAAGTGGGAGATCTCAATGCGAGCCAGACTGAGTTCTCTGATCTCGCAGCAATTGGTGGGTACGCGAGCAGGTGGTCGTACATCGGCATGATTGATATGTCGAACTATACGGCTGCTGATTCTGCTGCTTCTGTAATCACTACTGTCGCAACGGATCACGCACACCACCCAGCTACATACATGGTCTCTCTGGGATACAATCTCAGTGGCTCTGCCAAGTATGACCTGAATGTTCTGAACCTGACTCGTGACAACGGTGCTGTTGAGTTCGGCTATGCCGTGTCTCAGGTCAACGGAGTGGATACGTATCTGTCGCTGTATGTGCGCACTGCTACGGATCGATCGAGGATTGTTAATACGTCCTTGTCGAAAGCACTTGGTCTGATTACGACTGACAACAACTATACCGACGAGCCCGCTGGTATTGTCTATGCGAGTGAAGTCAAGTTCGCGTATCTGTCGGAACTGCAATCGGCCAACCTGAACATCGCACAGTCGCAAAGCGACATCACCAACATCAAGAATACCCTGACTTCGGTTTGGGGCAAGCTCGGTAGCCTTGATAGTTCGCGAACGACTGACGAGACCAACATCAGTAACCTGCAATCTGGACTGAGCACCACCAATACGAATGTCTCGAAGAATACTGACGCCATCAGTAGCCTTCAGACTACTGTGACGGGTGTGCAGAAGACGGTCAGTGACAATAAGGCTGCGACGGATAGCTCCATCTCATCCCTTCAGTCCGACGTCAGCAGTCTCAAGACTTCCAGGACATCTGACGAGCAAGCAATCAGCACTCTTCAGTCTGGTGTCAGCGGCATCAACACCACCCTGACCCAGATGCAGGCTGAAGATACCAGTCTTCAGCAGCAGATTACCAGCCTCTCGCAGAGTGTGGGTACAAACGGTACTAATACCAACTCTGTCATCAGTGCAATCCAGACTGATGTGTCCAGCTTGAAGGCGAGCCGCACTTCTGATGAACAAGCCATCAGTTCACTGCAATCGACAGTATCGGGTCATACTTCCTCGATCTCTGGAATCATTACATCGATTTCCAGTATTCAGGGTAAGCAGGCCACTGATGAGACCAATATCTCAAACCTGCAATCCGGTTTGAGCACGCTGCAGTCTACGGTGTCCGGCATCAATGCTGAAGTGGGCACAATGGGGAATCTCACTACCTCTTCGAAAGATACGGTGGTTAATGCCATCAACTCTTTGAAGTCAGCTGTGGATTCGAACAGCAGCGCTATTGGAACCACCAACAGCAATGTCTCGGGTAACACTACCGCCATTAGCGGTCTTGCGACCAGAATGGGTGCCGCTGAAACCAATATTGGCAACATCAACTCCGCACTGAATAACTATCAGGTGAAGTCTGCGTTGCTGACGGCTTTGGCGGGGATGTCTGCGAGCACTACTGGTCTGATTCGCGCGAATGGCAGTGGCGGGTTTACATTCGATCAGACCAGTTACCAGACGGCGGATGCTGACTTGACGGCTATTGCTGGACTCAGTGATTCTTCGGTAGGTTTGCTCAAGAAGACCGGAACAAACTCCTGGACACTGGACAACAGCACCTATCTGACCGGCATCACCAGTTCCATGGTCACTTCGGCTCTAGGATACACTCCATTGAGTGGAATCAATAGCTCCATGGTAACGAGCGCTCTTGGTTTCACTCCGCTCGGTGGGCTCTCAGCAGCAATGGTAGCTTCGGCCTTGGGATATGCGCCCATGAATGCAGCCGATGTTACTCAAACACTGGTTGCGTCTTTGCTTGCAGGCGCCACAGTGAATGGTGACGTCACTATTACGGGCACGCTGTTTGCCAATACCAACCTCACGCTGACTTCGGATGAACGTTTGAAGACCAACTGGCGTGATAAGGGTGATGACTACGTGTGGCGGCTGTCATCTGTTCTGGCTGGTGTCTATGATCGTACAGACATCAAACAGACCAATGTGGGTGTGGGTGCTCAGTCGCTTCAGGATGTGTTGCCCGAAGCAGTTCAGATGGATGAGAATGGGTATCTGGGCGTGAACTATGGCAATGCTGCTTTGTATTCGGCAGTGAAGCTTGCCAAGTTGGCTGTTAAGCAGGATGAACTTATTCACCAGCTTATTGCCCGCATCGAGGCACTTGAGAAACGGTGATGACTTAGGTTGAGATTAGACCTCTGAGCTCATTTGCTCAGAGGTCTAATCTATTTCTTCAGAGGAAAACCATGACGCTACCTGCATCAGGACGTATTTCTTTAACGGACATCAGAACCGAACTCGGCAAAGTTGCCGGAACCAGTATCAGTTTGAATGATGCTGATGTGAGGGCCTTGGCTGGCAAAACCAGTGGTGCTATCTCATTATCCGATTTCTACGGTAAGAGTAAAATAGTCGCTGGCGTAGTCAATTCATCGCTCGGGTTATCAGAAACAGCTTATACCAACATATTTCAAAGTTCTGCCGCTTGTCAGTTTTACTTAGAAGTAAGTGGGCATGACCACATCTCTTCCGATACCTTAGTAGATGGTAGCTGGGCCACTGGCACAGTCAATGACTCTGCATATGAGGTCAGGTATACCGTGATCTCGAGCAGCACTCTAGGTGTCACCAGAACGATTTATAATGGTGCATCTAACTGGACAGCAATAACGTCCAATGCAGGCAGTATCGTATTCGAAGTTCGCGCTCATTTGGCAAGCACTACTTCGACACAGTCCGTTGACTGTACGGCTACTTTCCTTGTGGAAATCAGGGCTGTCGGATCAACTACACCGCTGATATCTCAAACACTGAAATTCACAGCAACAGCATCTCCGATAAATGTCGGATAGCAATAAAAGATAGAACAAAGTGAGGCATTGAAATGGCAGGTCTAAAACCAGTGCTACCATCATCAGGCGCAATATCAATGTCCGATATTCGCAAGATTCTTGGAATGAGCTCCACCGACGCCATCAGTTTAAATGATGTTGCGGTCAGGAATCTGGCTGGAATACCCTCAGGACCTATATCTCTTAGTGACTTCTATGGGAAAGCCCCCATAGCAGTGATCAAGTCCGACATTGGTACAATCAGTACTGGGTATGCTAGCGGAACAACTGTGGACGTTCACATGACGTTCATGATCGAAGATACAGGTAACTGGAAAATCTACATCACACAAGGTGCATTGGACATTCAAAACAACTATGGTGGTTATGTTTACTCAGGAACATGGGTTGAAGGAGCTGCTCCTACAGATGGTCAGTTTGAAGTCATGTTTGAGATGGTTTCAGACTCTCTGAATGGAAACAATAACGTCACTATCACAAATGGTGCTCCTGACTGGATGTTGTTGGGGAGTAGTTCCAATGCCTACGTGCTTTATACAGTTTCACTCGCGAGTAGCTCCAACCTTAGTTTGACTGACAGAAATATCTTCAATGTGAAATTGATAAGTAGCAACGATAGTTTGAATGTCCACACCACTCAAGTCATATTCGATCTTGAGGCTATGGTAAATAACAACGGCTAAACCAGGTATCGGAAATCATCTGGTTATCTCAAACTTTTTAACGGAGTAGCATATGTCCGACGATGATTACGTGGGCAAAAAGATCTTGCGCTATCCGCTTGACTTGACGGGGAAGAGCGCTGACAACTTTGTCAGTGGAGAGCCCCATACACTCGTGCCGCACACCAACCGAGTGTTCGTTCCTGACTACGGTCCCTTCTTTGGCGATACGATCACTTTGGTTGATGCGAGCACTGGAAAAACTCTGACTCCTCGAGTTCAGTATCTGCCCATCCAGTCCGTGGCATCGGCTACTGCCAGGTCAGGTCAGGATGTTTGTGGTGCAGTTGCGATCATTGATCCGGCTGTCTCCAATAACATTCAGTTCTCTGGTCAGATGACCGGTGGACCGTACATCCTGATGGTGCAAGCTTTGATTGACATGATTGCCACAGTGGATGTGGATACTCGTGTCTTCAACTATGGAGAGATTGTTGGTAAACCCAACCTCTTTCCTGTCGGGCATCACTTGCACGATATCGGTGATAGCTATGGCTTTGAGTATCTGGTATATGTGCTCGAAGACATCCGTCAGGCCATTCTCAATGGCAATGTGAATGCGCTCGATGCTTTGCGCAACTACATCGACAACCTGATGGCGACTCACAAGGTCAGTCACGATCACGATTGGCTGTATTACACCAAGGGTGAAGTTTGGACAAAGCAGGAAGCCGATGATCGATATCTGAAGCGCACCGACTACTCCAATGCCATTACGATCGATGGACCGACCAGTTTGCCCCGTGGGGCTACGGGTAGTTTTCACATCACCAACTACGACATTTACAGCAGCTACAGCGCTGTACTCGATGGCGGAGCAGTGTCTTTTTACTCTTGGCCAACTGATCAGACCAAGGGTAACAGCGCATTCATGCTGACCATCCCGGACAACATGCCGTTGGGTTCCCAGAACTTGACAATCAAGTGTAATTCGTCCAGTCGAGTTATCCCGCTGATGATCACTGATACTGGCATAAACAAACCTGCACTCTCTGGCACGTTGTACGACAGTGATCCGACCTGGGTAATTGCTGGCTCAAACTTCAGCGTGAAGGCTGGTAACACCGATACGCTGGCTGCAGGTGAGTGGGTAGTTACCAATACCAGCACCGGTGCCGAGTACTATCATCAGACCATCGCTGGCACTAATGGTGGCACCATCACGCTCACTGGTCTGCCTGTCTCTACGACGTTCTCTGCAAAGGTGCGCTATAAGGGAGCAACTCTGGGCTGGAGTGACTGGTCTGATCCGATCAGTGTCACTACCAAGGACACGTATGTAATTGTGGTGTCTGCGACGATTGAGAAACCTACTATCACGGCCACTCCTTCGACCGTTGATGCATCGGTTGCATTCCAGATGAGTCAGTTCAAACTGAGCTCTGGATCGGATACGCCATACAGCTACGACTACATAGTCGCACTGGCTGACTCGTGGCTGCCTCAGATCACTGCCTATGACAGACTGTGCAATGGCTCTACCGCACCGTCTTTCAGCGAGACCCTCAAGCTCGATACCAGTTATCGAATTTCGGCACGCTTCAAGGGTGCCTCTGGTGAGTATTCTGATTGGTCCGATTATGCCGTATTCAAAACCAGAGCGGCCTTTGTGGCGATGACGGGTGCCACTACCGACATCGGAACGGTCAATGTGGCAACTTCGGGTGGTGGTCAGCCTCCTACCGTAACAGCTTCTCCTGCGCCATCCAATGCATCGGGCGCCCAGACGTATCATTGGCATTATGTCTCGGGTGACTCCAGCATCGCGTGTAATTCCCCGAACACTGCTGCGGCTTACTTCTCTGGAAGTGGGAATGCCACTGCATATTGGGCTTGCACGATCATGGAGATCAATGCGGCAGGTTCTCCTGTTTATTGGGAGACTCCGTCTGTTAAGGTGGTGTCTGGTTCTGGTAGCGCAGTGGTCGGCACATTCCAGTACCCTCTTCTGAGTGCGACGATCGAGAAGACACCCATCACAACCGCGGCAGTGGTATCGGCTACTCCTGGTAGTTCGATGGCTATTCAGAGCGGTAGCATCAGAGCCATCCCTGGACCCTACAACGCTGACTCGTGCAGTTACACGTGGGAATACGGCGGTGGTACTCAGTTCACCATCAACAACCAGACATCGCAAGCGACCACGTTTACGTATAACTGGAAGTATGGTGATGATGCAACAGTCACGGGTTCTTATCGCTGCAAGATTACTCAAGGTGGTGTGTCGTATTACACCGGCTGGTTGAATGTGATCTTTACGACGACTGCTGGAAACAGCTCCTCTGCTGTTCTGAAGTCTAGCCTGGGTACAAGTGGTCCATACAGACTGGATGACATGGACCCGTCAGTGGAGTTCTACATCAGTGTGAACGGGACGTGGTCAGTTAGCAAGGGTGGTGGCATTATTGCGACTGGTACGTGGTGTACTGGTGGTACGCCCAATGCTGATGAGTTCCAGGTGAAGATCTCTCGCGGTGGGGCATTCGTGCCATCCAACACCACGGTGCTCAACAATGCTGTCAACTGGACTTCTTTGGGGTCTGCGTCGTTCAGCATCAACACCACCAGCAACTCTGCGACGGAAGAGACCTTTAACGACACCGTTACGGTGAGCATCAATCGAGTTAATGGCACTGGAAGCACTCTGACTGAAACTTTCAGTATGGGTGTGACTGCCTCTATCTCCAATAACAGTTAAGAAGTAATACATACTACACTGGGAGGATAATACCTCCCAGTGTAGTCTTTTATGCTTCATTTCAAATCATCTGAGTTCACGAATGAATGAAGGAATGAACATGTCACAAACAAGCATTGTCTTGCCTCTTGACTATACCGGGAAAGCAGCGACTAACCTGATCAAGGATGAAGAGCAAGAACTTGTTGGCAGCGGCAGTTATTTGGTCGGTGCTGACTGGGGACCGTTTTATGGAAAGCCAATTGATGTGGTGGTTGGTGGTGTTAGACTGGTGCGTGGCGTCGATTATGTGCCTGCTGGTATTGACTCCTACCTATCGAAAAGAACTGGTAAGGAAGTGCTCACGGGCATTGTCATTACTGCATTTACACAAGAAACAAAGGCGATCATTAGCTATCAGGCAGTAGGTGGACCTGTCAATGTCAACCAGAAGCTTCTTCGCCAACAAGTCGCAAACGAAAAGATAGGGCACCAGGCGGCTAACTGGAATACCAGTGTGGTTAACAAGCCTCTCGCCTATCAACCGGTGCATCACCTACACGATGGTGGCCTGGATGTGTATGGGATGGAGTACATTGTGTCTGTGCTCAGGGGTATCGCAGATGCTACTGTGATTGGCATCGATCCTACTCTGGATCTGCTGAAGAAACGCATGCAGGATTATCTGTCGAAGCACGTCCTCAGCCACGATCACAGTGACCTGTACTATGAAAAGTATCAGGAATACACGCGTCCTGAAATGGAAGAGCGGTTTCTCAACAAACTCTCTGCCAGTAATACGACCTCTGTCTCAGGTGCTGTGGAGGTGTATCAAGGAACCGCTGCCAAGTTCCAGATCACCAACTTCGATAATCGAAGCGTCTATTCGGTCTCGATGGATGGTGCTACGGTGTCTTGGTTCTCCTGGAATGAAGACAACTATGGCAATGATGGTTTTGCTATCAACATTCCTGCATCCATGCCTGCTGGTGATTATCAATACACCATCATCTGCGATTCTGCATCAAGGACTCTGCCTTTGAAAGTGAAGGGCGGTGCACTGGCTACGCCTACCGTCTATGCCAATCTGTTCGATACTGAACCTACGGTCACGTATTCGGGTTCAGCATTCGCTGTGACAAACGGTAGTGACACCGGTGACCAGGCTGAGTTGATGGTGACCAATACAGCGACAGGCGTAGTGATTTATGACCAGACTGTCTCATTGGTTAATGGAACACTGCCATCTACCACGTTAACGAATCTGGCACTTGATACCCAGTTTGATGCTAAGGTGAGGTATCGTGGTGTTCAATATGGCTGGACTCAGTGGTCGGCAGTGGTGTCTGTCAAAACCAAGGTTACATACGTAGTGACGCCACCACCTGACCCTACACCTGATCCTACTCCCGTGCCGGTCATTTCGGTTAACAAACCCGTGTTGTCTCTGACCCAGGACATCTACACTCCGACTGCTCATTGCTCTGGTAGTGATTTTGCTATGACCAATGACACCACCGGCACTTTCAAGCAGTATGTGGCGAAGTATTACGATGTCAGTAATCCCACTGCTGTAGTTTTTGTCAGTGGTGCTGATAACTGGTCAAGCACCCATGGTAGCAAAGGCCCGACCTTTGACTTGAGTGTCTCCGCTGGTAAGACGTATAAGGCAGCCATTCAGTACAAGTCGTCTGATGGCTATACGAGCGATTGGTCTGATGAGGTGCAGTTTACCACACTGGCTGACTACACCCCTGTTCCCTATCAAGTGAACTTCGAAATCTCACCTGATGTCTCATACATCAAATATACAAATGAGAATCACTACAAGTATCTGGTGATGTACTATTTGAATATTGCTGGGTTTTCAGCCAGTCAGTTTGATGTGACGGGCTTCAGTGGCGACACTACTTTCCGAAGTATGACGTACGGGATCAAGTACAACATCGACCATTGGTTTGGTGGGGACAGTAGCGGGTATTCGTTCAACATCGTTGATCCCAACAGTAGTGCCTGGGATAGTTTCACCGCAGCAAGTAATCCCAGTACGTATGTGTATGAGTCCGGCACATACGACAATACCCAGAGCTCGGCGATTGCCACATCTTCATTGGTGGCAGGCACAGTGACCATCAATGGTGTGGCGTACAACGCATTCAGGTCTTTCACCAAGGACGTGTATGTGAACTCGTTCTATCAGAGTGAAACAGATGGTGGGAGTGGATCGGGCACGTTCTTTGCGGACAGCAATCCGACAGTCTGTGGTGATGGTGTGGATAAGACCATCGCCGATATCAGTCTGCAGTTTGGATCTGGTAATAGGCTGGTGAACATTGGCAGTTGCCGCATGTTTGAACCATCGGGTGGCTCATTCACAGCCAAACTCAAAGTTCAACTCAAGAAGCAATACTGGCCTGTTGGTAATTATTCCTATTACTAACAATATGAGCTCTTAGAGACGTTTTTATGTTTTAGATACACACTTAGTGGTCTTAGACATTTAAACGTCTCCTAGGGCTTGTATCGGTCACTAAAAAGTGTTATACAACAGAAAGAGGAACCACAAATGAGTTTTCTTGCATCAATCAATGACTCTCTGAAGAGCTTCTTCGTCAGAGCATCTTCCAGTGTGAAACGATACCGCACCATCAGTCTGACTGTCGCGTGTCTGGTCGGTATCTATGTCACGAAACATTTCTTCGACAAGACCGGTGACTCGATGCTTGCTTCGGGTGTTTCGATCCTTCAGACCTTCTGGGCAATTGCTCTGGGTGTGCTTGCAGTCAAGATGGTCTATGACTATAAGGAAGCGGATACCCGCACCCACATGGACTCGGCTCTGAATGATAAGAACGTCGGCTCTGGTCTGGTTGTTCTAGCCAAGACTCTGGCCACGATCTTCTTCATTGGTCTGTTTGCCAGGGTCACGATGGCGGCGGATCAGTTCCCGCCGAACTTCTACAAGATCGAACCCACCATCAAGGCCGAACAGCAGCGCTGGTGGAGCGATCACCCTCAACCTTCCACTCTTCGCGCTCTGGCTGAACAGGAATCATGTGTCTCTCTCAAGTCACCGAAGTGCATGAATCCGAAGGCTCGTCTGAAAACTTCTCGTGAAGAAGGCGCCGGCATCGGTCAGATCACTCGTGCTTACCGTAAGGATGGCAGTCTGCGAATGGATATGCTCGCTACCTTGCGGCAGCAGCATAAGGAAGCTCTGGGTGAGATGACGTGGAGCAACATCTACGAACGTCCCGATCTTCAGATTCGTTCTCTCGTCATATTGTCCAAAGACGCCTATCGCCCCTTTCGCAAATTGGGCGTGAATGGTCTGGACTTTGCTGACAGTGCCTACAACGGTGGTCCCAATGACGTGATCAAATCCAGGAGGGTCTGTGCACTCAAGAAAGGATGCAATCCCGATGTCTGGTTCGGCAATGTCGCGAATTATCTCGTTAAGTCGAAGACTCCCATTTATGGAACTCGTTCTGCTTACGACATTAATCTTGAACATGTGCGGAATGTTCGATTGATTCGTCGACCCAAGTATGCCAGATACCTGCACGAAATCTGATACGGCAAATACCCTACTACCGGATGCTTCGAGCATCCGGTAGTAGGGATATGCTGTCTTATTCAGACTTGTCTTCGCCTTCACCATCGTCATCAGGCTTGTTCTCGCCCTTGTCCTTGTCATCACCTTCATCGTCATCCTTGTTGGAATCAGGTTCCGGTTCAGTGCTGGACTGAGGATCAGGCCTGGGTTCATTGTCCTCGATATCGGGATTCTCCACGCCTTTGAGACCCAGATACGGATTCGGACGAAGGAAGACCGTCTCGAAGAGCGTCTTGATCTTGGCTTTCTCTTCAGGAGTCTGCTGTTCAGCAGGAGCCACGATAGCTTCTTCAAGATCGATCGGGAGTTCAGGAATCTCACCTTGGAAATCCTGCACTTCCAGCTCGATGCGTACCCAGGGCTGGTATTGACCATTGGGACCCGGATAAACATCCACTTCCCACTTCAAGGCATCGCTATCACCCACCTTGAACGTGTAGCGATCCTTCATCATCCCAGCTTCGCACATGCCCTTGAACTGAGTGAACATCTGCTCAGTGGAAGGCGCATTGGTTTCATTGTCACCACCCTTGGGGGAAGCAGTCTTGATGGTAAAGGTGAATGTGGGTTCGGTGCTACCCTTGGCAACAGCTTTACGAACACGCATTCGTCCGCCGATGAGGTTGTGTTCGGACTTTTCAACCTTCACCTCATATTGCTCTTGCTGTTCCATCGAAGAAGCACCTTGAAGCTGACTCACATCCTTCATGCGGCCGTAGAAAACTCGCTCGTCTTCGTGTTCGATGGTCTTATCATCGCTCTCCAAAGAGGGGCGAAGCAGTTGTCTGATACCACGCATGGGTGGCTCCTTATGTTGAGAAGATTATCTTCAGCAACTCCGTGATTGTTTTCAGGATGCTGCTGATCAGATCAGAATCGGGTGCCTTGGCACTCGAGATAGCCAAATAGACACTCATGCTTATTAGCAGAATGAATCCTGCAAATAAGCTCCAGAGGATTGTCTTGATGAACCGAAACTGAAACAGCTTAAACTGTCTGGTTTCTCGTCTCAGGATTGCATCTTCTTTTGCATCCTTACTACGAACACCTAGCCTGCGATTCTTCGGGTTGACAATCACTTCATATAGAATGCGAACCTGCGTGGCTTCAGGCAGACTGCGGAATGTACCTTCCAGATCCATTCCGCTAGTAGCTGCGGTCACACGAGGCAGATCCAGCTCCTGATCCGTTATGGCGTGATTGATGGCCAGCATGAATGCCGCTAGCCAGTTTTCTTTACTCTTGGCAATTACGTCATCTCTTTCAAAACTTTCGAAGAAGTGTTTGACAATCATATTCAGTCCTTGCGGGCTTTATCCCGCAGAGCTTTTTGTTGTGTCTGGTCTTGCGCAATTGCTTTCTTGTCAGCATTGCAATTGGCAATGGCCTTGACTGCTTCGGAATAAGTATCAAGCCACATCTTTTCTTTGTCCACCCACTGAGGGAGGCCGTTGTAGACATCCTGGTTCGGTGGCTGGGGAGTGACGCAAGGTATCAGCAATGCCTCGGGCACATACCAAGACGTATCGACCTCAGCCGTTTTGGTAATGGCGGTCTGACAGCCCGTGAGCACCAGTGTAGCAAGACTGATGAGAAACAAAGAAGTAAACTTGACGTAGAACGTTTTCATGATACTTTTTTCCCTTGATTAGTTACGAGTGCTGATGTTTCAGTTCGTGCTCTTACAGGCAGAAGCTGATGCTCCATCCATGGAGCAATAGACATTCCAGGCTGTCTTTATTCGAACTGCACTGATTTCCTTATCTTTCGGACTGACTACATCCGATGGAGCTTCTTCCTGAACAGCGACAATGTCGCTCGATTGAGGAGAGACTTTCTTTATTACTGTTTTGGTGTACTTGGCTCTGATCTTCGTTTCGGTAACTTCACCTGCACTCTTGATGGTGTCGACTTTGGAGTCGATCTTGGCGTGCTCTTGCGCAACGAACTTGCAGGCGCGATCATCGATCTTGGAAGACTGTTTCAAAAGCTCGATGCTTTGGGCAAGTTGCTTATTGTCACGTTCGAGTTCTTGCTTCTTGGTTGTCAGCTCATCCACTGACTTTTGCAACTCGAGCGTTTTCTCGTAGTAGTGGTGTGTCACCAAGGACATGCAGATCAAAACCAACGAGATAACAATGGCGACCCTCTCTCCCAATGTGAGATCGGAGAAGAACTTCACAATAGCTCTACCTATCGTGAACAAAAAAGTGAAAATTGCTGTCATGATCAAATCCTCGACAACCGCATTCTGCACAGGTGAGTGTACGCTACAGCGATTGCATCAATGGAGTGTTCATCATAGTGGTCAATACCGCGTTTGAGGTTGAGCTCAGAGATCTTTGCGACTGAATCCTTAACGGGATTCTTCTTCGCTGCTCCATGAGCACCTACTGCGTTCTTGATCGATGATGGGTCTATGGTGTGGAGTTCCAACCACGGATCAAACTCATGCAATGTATCTTGAACCATCACACGAACTTCAGTCAGTGGTAAAAAAGCGCCTGGATGAAGACTGTGGAAAAAGCCGGATTCCATCACAACACAGTTGGGTTGCAACTGAGTTAATGCGCGCATGAACATCCGGCTAATGCCAACCATTCGTGGGTATCGATCCCCGTACATCTCGCCTTTCCACTGATCCAAGGGACACTTATCCCCTCTCAATGTAATAGCATCTGTCTGGATTATCTCCAGAGATCTGATATCCACGCTAACACATGAAATACCAAAGTGAGCTGTACCTGGGTCAATACCCAATATCCGAGCAATGGAACCCCCGTCATTTGAGATACGTATCACGGGGGATTACTCCACGTTCAGTTCACACCCAGAGGTTCAGTGGAACCGACATCAACCGTCACCTCGAAACCTTCAGACAGGCCTTGCAGGTCGGCCGAGACACTGGTGAAGGTGTGTACCTGCGCCGCAATGGCTTCAGTGTAGTTGAAGGTAGCACCAGCAGGCAAAGAACCCTGAGTGACCTTGTCGACACCTGTCACGATTGCCATTTCGGAAATGAATGCATAGGCTTCATTTCCGTAGATGACCTTGGCAGCATTGAGGATCTCGGAGACGCTAGCTTCATCGAGTATGAGATCCAGAATGGTGGATGTATTCAGATAGTCGCCACTGGTGGAGGTCACCCCGGTGGGGGACAGGTTCGAAGCCGTCGGATGCAGGTTGTCGGTTGTCGGGATGAACGACGTAACCGTGGTATCACCATTGAGCACGGTATTGTACTGCATGTTGGTCTTCAGAGCCGTGACATCGAACCTGCGCAGGTAGTACGCATAGTAGCTCACGCCACCATAGACCACTGACTTGCGTATCGCGTAGTTCGCACGCTCAGTTGCCGTGAGGTCGTTGTCGGTGGTGCGAAGCACGAAAGGCAGTGGCTTGTAGAGCATCGCATCACTTGCCCTGTGCTTGAGGTAATCCACCAGCACTTCACCATCAGCACCAGTCTTGAGCGTATGGCCGCCACGACCAATCGCAATGTACCTGGCTGAAGGATAAGCGCCCGCATCAGGAGCCACACCAGAGAGCACATCAAAGTACTCATTCATGGTGGTATTGGCAGCCATGTTGAACTCGGTCTTCATGAGCAGAGTGTTCTGCACATAGGAGCCGTAAATGGTTCGGACAGTCTTATCCGAAGAAGATTGAGCAGTAGACATCTTCAATCCTTATTTCTTGGTGATAGTTGTTGACAAAGGTCTGATGCTGGCACCAAAAACCTTGCTATGGATCTTGTACGAATTGGCCGGTATGCGTACTTTGACATCGAGTCCGACATTGATGTTGATGTGAATCTTGATACGCATTGCTTTGCGATCCAGGTTCACATCGGAATTGACGTGACGGGAGTCCTTACCTTTCCCAAGGCAAGACAAAACATCCACGCCATCCACATCTACTCTCTCGAAATCCCCGCCTTTGAAGCCACCAGCGCACATTCTAACCATAGGAATTCCGAGGTCTATCAAAGATCCACTGGAAGGATCAGTGACGTACTGGATAGAATAGCTGCTGAGCTTCTTGATGAGTGTCATCATGGCGTTGTAGACGTTGCCAATGCTGTTCACATCTGCCAGGTCGATACCTGTAGCACCTACCAAAAGGTTCTGTGCCATGAGCGAGTAATCGCTCTTACTGAAGTTGGTCAGGTCAATCTTCATATCCGAGAGCCAGTCGGAATACTTGGTGCCTGTAGACAGAGAGCAGAGCATGTCGCAATAGATACGCGAACACATATCCTGAGCCTGACCACGGGCCTGATAGTCCTGATAGTACGAAGGAATCCGCCTTTGGTACTTCGCTGCAACCTTGATAGCGCGGCATAGAGCAATGAAGTCATACACAGACTTAACTGGTGTGATCTTGGGTGACAAAGACAGAGCGTATTCGGCTGTGTCTGTTCCGACCTTACCAGTACTCACACCCACCATCATCTCGCTCACCGAGGGCAAGGGAATACGCTGCACAAAGGTAGCAGGAAAGTCCGGGATTTCCTTGAGGGTCAGTCCCAGGCTCTTTGCATAAACGTACATATAAAGAATGTACGCCTCCTTCATCGTCAGCGCCATCTCATCACTGGTCTTGTTATTCTCAATGTGAACATACACATTGTAATAACCAAGGTACGCCATATAGATCCAGTGATTGACTGAAATGCTCTCAATGCTGTACTGACCCGCATCCTCGTAATTGATAAGAGAAGATTCCAGCACCTTCGTCTCAACCACGTTTGACAGGGAGTGCTCGAATACAGCTCTCATCTTCTCAGTGTTGTCGCCGATGTATGAGGTATTGTTACGAGCCAGAGCTATTTCCTTGGACAGCAGGGTGTCCAGACTAATGTGGTCTCCCACGTCAGCATCATAGATGCTATTGGCTGCTTCCTTCTTGAAATAGATTGTGGGTGCCAGTGCTGTTGTCAGGCTCTTGTCACTGTGACGCATCCTGTATGAAGCCAGAGGAAACTGACGCTCTGTCAGGATGTGATCCACCAACCACTTGAAGACCTCTTGTCTACCCAGATTTCTCTGAATATAAGCAATGTTCCTGTAGAAGAACAATGCCTGCTTTTTTGTGAGGTAACGAATCACCGTGGAAGGCACACCATGGCTCAGCAAGTGCTGCCTGATGTGAAAACTGTGTGCTTCATTGGTATTGGACATCTCATCACGAAACGTCACGATGGCCATGGATAGACACATATACATGATGCCCAAATGAGCAGGAGTATATAGTTCATCCGTAATTGAGAACTGAGAATTGACCCAGCGAGTCTTATAGTTTGCCACCCAAGTATTGAGCTTGGATATCAGCGAATACTCGTTAGATTCAATCAAATCATCTGGATAGGCCAGAATAAGACCATCGGTAGCTGCGATGGCCGTATCGATGTCTACCGGGTTGAGAATTCCGAGAATCAAAGGCTCTTGAGCCGGGTATTGCGTCAGCAGAGCCTTGTAGCGTTTGGTTCCGTATGCATAGGCCACCTTTGTTGCCTTATGCACAGCCAAGTTAGCCACAGTAAAATTTATCGTCTCCCCGGTATCCCATGAGACAACAGTCATCATCGTGTCAGTCGAGTGATACTGTCCTGCGAGATTCATGTAGTACTTCCATGTGGTCTCGTCAGTTTTGTCGACTGCACGTTCGCCGTTTTCAGCAATGAGATAAGCGTTAATTGCTTCACATGCATCAACTGACTTGATGACTATCGTTTTTGCAAGAGTGATCGCACTCTGCACATAGAGCTGATAGTCGTTATTCACGTTGATCTCCAATACAAGAGGAATACAAAAAATGGCAGGGAAAACTCCGTCCGTCCCATCACTGGTTAACCAGATGGGTCAGGGAAAAAGCGTCCACGCTTTGAGCTTGATAGGTAATGATCCAGGACTGGCTGCTGTGCTCTCGAAGACAGTTACTGGACGTGAGCAGCCAATGTATGACAATGCCGGCAATCGTAAGATTCCGATGCCGGATGTCAACATCTTCAAAGATATTTCCAAGAAGCAGGTTGACAACATCCGTGATTCTGAAACGGTCTTGCAACTGCTCCCCGACATTGCTCTATCGAAGCAGATTTTGATTGCATCTGTACAGTCACCGCGAGACATGAGCAGTGGTGAGATCACCATCTCTGGGCCTGAAGGCATTCTGCCGACTTCCGCTTCCGCTGCCGTCATCGATGTAATCAAAACATTCTTCGATCAGGACTACAAGATTAAACCGAAGCTCGCAGAAATCCTCGGCAATGTCTTGTTCGATCGTGGGTCACATCCTATTGCGGTGATTCCTGAAAATTCACTCGATGAAGTGATCAACTCAGCTGGACGAGTGAGTACTGAGTCACTTTCCGGATTCGTGACTGAGAATGGCAACTTTGCACCTCTGGGCATTCTTGGACCGAACAAAAAGCAGCAAAAGAAAATCAATGCTGCTCTGCGCAAGAACAACGTTGGCATCGCATTTGAAACAATGCAGATGTACAATAGCCAGATCAACACTGGTGCCATCGATGCTGGAACGAACATCAGCATGGAAGGCTTCCAGAAGAATCTGGAAGCAATTGATAAGCAAGTTGTTGAATCACTCAAGCACCGGCTTTCCAAGACCGAAGCGGGTCGCTCAGCACTTGAAGCCATTCGTGCAGATAGGGCGAAAGTCGATGAGGCGGAATTGTCGACGTATCTCTCCGTCACCGACAACTTCAATGTGATGAAGGTGCCACTGATCAATGAGCGTATTCGGCAGCAGTTTGTGGCAGATCGCATCGATGGCATTTCCACTGAAGCATTCCGTTTGACCGATGCTGAGCTGAACAAGCTCAAGGCTGCATCGGGTGATGATGTCAGACAGGATGCTAAGGAAGCAGCCAAGCAAGCAGGGAGCGATAAGCTCACCGATCAGAAGCTCACGAACAAAGTCTATCGTGATACGGCAACATCGCACAAGCCTATTGCATTCCTGAAGACTCAAGAGCAACTGGGTCGTAAGTCGATTGGCTGCCCGCTTATTCTGGATCTGCCATCTGAATCGGTGATTCCTGTTCACATCCCTGGTGCCCCTAGCCAGCACATCGGCTATTATGTCCTGCTCGATGGAAACGGCTATCCTCTCAACATTGAGTTGCAGGATGACTATATCAGGGACATGAGTTCTCGCCTGACGGGTAATACGGATAACTTCCCATCCGCAATGCTCAACAAGGTTGATAGCATGGTCACGGGTGAGACCATGAACTTCAGGGATCGGATGCGTGTTGACTACAGCATTCGTGCTTATGGAGACATGGTTGAAAAGGACCTGCTCGAGCGACTGCGCAATGGTGTGTTCAACAATGGCGTAGCGCTGGGTCGTAACGATGAACTCTATCGAATCATGCTGGCACGCACTCTGGCCAAGCAATCGACTCAGCTCTTGTTCATCCCGATTGAGCTTATGACGTACTTTGCGCTGAACTATAACCGCAATGGCACCGGTAGGTCTTTGCTCGATGATATGCGGATCTTGCTCTCGTTCCGCGTGATGGTGATGTTTGCCAACGTTATGGCATCGATTAAGAACTCCATTGGTCGCACTGATGTGAAGATCAAGCTCGAGGAAACTGACCCTGATCCCTACAAGACGATCGAAGTCACGATCCATGAGCTCATCAAGTCTCGCCAGCAGTACTTCCCTCTGGGCATCAATGCTCCGACTGAAGTGGCTGACTGGGTTCAGCGTGCGGGTATGGAATTCACATTCGAAGGCCACCCTGAGATTCCTGACGTCAACATCGACATTGGTGAGAAGGCTACGAACTATACGAAGCCCGACACCGATCTCGAAGAGATGCTGCGTAAGCGCTCGATCATGGGAGCCTATCTGACTCCTGAAATGGTTGATCTAGGATTGGGAGGTCCGGAGTTTGCGACATCCATCGTGAACAGTAACATCATGTTCGCCAAGCGCGTCAAGAAGATCCAGGATGAGATCATGCCGCAGATGGCTGAGCACATGAAGAAGATCGTGCTCAATAACCAAACGCTGATGCACAAAATTCATGAGATCATCATGAACAACGTCGGCACCATCCGCATTGATGAGAAGGACATCAATGTGACCGTCAGTAGTGATCCTGCTGAGAAGTCCGATGAGCAGCTCAACCTGGAACGCAAGTTGGTTTATAGGGTGGCATACGACTTCATCAATGGCTTGGATGCCACGCTGCCTTCGCCCGACAACGTCACTATCGAGAACCAGGCAACTGCTATCGATACCTTTGTCAAGGTACTGGACCCGATGCTCGATAACATCATCAGCAGCGAGTTCATGACTGAAGAGTTTGTAGGTAATGCTTCCAGTTTGGTTGATCCTTACAAGAAGATGCTTCGCGCTTACTTCATGAGGAAGTTCTTCAACCAGAATGGAATGCTGCCTGAGCTCTCCAGCATTACGGCAACAGACTCCAAGGGCGCGCTCATCAATGATGTCTATTCCGAACAACAGACCCACGTGCAGGATATCGTCAAACACTTTGTGGCTGCCGCTAAGGATGCCAAGAAGTTCAAGGATGATGTCAATAAGGTGATGGCTGCTGATCTGGAAGTCACTGAACCTGCTGAAAATACATCGTCTGAACCCAGCAGTGATGAGACTGGTGGTGAGGGCGGTGGCGATGAGTTTGGCTTTGGTGGTGAGGGTGGAGATGATTTCAGAGGTGGTAGTGGTGAGCCTGAAGAACCCGAAGGCGAACCGAATGAAGAACCTGCTCCCGATGAGACCGCTCCTGACGACTCCGAACCTGAATCTGAAAAGAAACCTGAGGACAATGAAAAGCCCGAAGGTGGAGATGAAGACAAAAGTGGATTGGTTTAAGCAAAAAAAGAAGTAAGTGAAAGAAATGCACTGCTACTACCCGTGAGGGTAGTAGCAGTGCATATGCCGGAAAGGCGTCAGATGTCGACGATGAGGACTTGCTCATGCGGGTTGAGCCAGCTCTTGGAGAGCTCGAAGCGATAGCCGTCAGCCGTCTCAAGCACATACCGCACGTTCTCGCGGTAGTTCTTCATGATGGTGATGGCCAGATTGAACAACAGCGGAGTCTTCTCGCGAATGACCAGAGTCGGAGTACCGGCCTGAAACGCGAAGCCGAGCTCGTTGGAGTTGAGACTGATGACCGCCGTGCGGACTTCAGTACACAGGGCGTTGAGTTCCGGAACATTGTCCGATTCATAGCCCAGTGCATCGAGAAAGACCGAACGATTGTCCGTACCGAACACCGTCACTGCTTGAGCGACCTTGCGGTTGAAGTACTTGAGGAAGGCATTGCCGATCGACAGGCCGTAGCTCGCGCAGATGTGTGCTTCGACCTCTTCGAAATCACTCTCGAAGTACTCGATGCGCATCTTGGGCAGGCCCACGTTCACCCGAAGCGCCAGATTGGTGATATCAGTGAGGCGCTTGTTGATGATGGTGCGGGAGAGCATCGGCAGTCCCACTTCCTTGCTCATGAGCTTCTTGTAGTAGAAACCCAGACGCTCGAGAGTGGTGGACTCAGCCATGGCGTTGAGCAACTCGACCTGATCGATGCTGGTGAACTTGACCAGCTCAAGCAGCAGGCTCGACCGAACATAAACGTCGAGCGTCGGCACCAGCAGACGCTTCTGTTCATATTCAGCGCGCCGATAACCCCAGACCGAATCCAGACCAAACTCCAAAGCCTGGGTAGGCTCATTGAAGTTCTCGAGGAAACGAGGTTTCTCAGGCTCACGAGGACGGCCGCCATTGGATTCTTCGACGACGTCGATGATCCGCTCTTGGTTGTCATTGATTGCCTTGCGGATTGCCTGAATGCTGCCAGCAGGCAATTCGCGACTGAGATGGTCTGTGCCGAAGGTTGCGGCCAGGTTATGCCGAGCTTGTTCCATGTCACCTTCCTTAATGCTTTCGAACTTGAAGTAACGTACTTTCTTGTTATCGTTCCCCAACACCACAACCGGCACAATCGTTTCAACAAACGGGTCGAATGCCGTGGGGTGGGGATTATCCGGATCTTGGGGCGGGTACTTCATGGCCTCGGAGACCGGCAGGTTGCGCAATTCAGCGTTGCAGTCGGATGTCACACTTTCAGCAGCTGAACCAGGAACAACCGTCATGTCCCTGTACACCGGGTCAGTAAACCCGATATCGCTGCCGCGGCGCATGACTGGAGCTACTTGTTTTTCAGCGACTGGTGCAGAGCCAAACTGCTGCATACCGGCACGCGCTTCGGTAAAGGAGCTACCGCCATTGCCGGCTCGACTACCACCACCGGAACGACGCGAATTGAAGAAGGGGTCCGATTCACCACTGCGACGGTCATCCCGATAGTCACGTTCACGATCGCGACCACCATAACCGCCACGCCGATCCTCATAACTGCGAGGAATACGCCCGGCTCGCCACTCAGCCAGATCATCCATCATTCCGGCGTAGGTCTCCTTGAGCTCATAGCACGAATCTTCTTCGGCGCGACTCATCCGAACGCGCATTTCGTTGGCCCAGGCACCGATGGTTGCTTCGAGAACGTTGCTGCACACTTGTTCAAGAGCACGAGCATCGTTACTCACCTTTCCGGTGTGAACGCACAGCAGGAAGATGTCTGCCGAGTTCTGAACCAGCTTGTCGAAGAGCTGGTTGCGGAAGCCACTAACTGAGGCTTCCCTGGCAAACTCCTCTCGGGGTACGGATACTCCCCCTCTCACACTGGCATCAAGCAGATCTCCGATGATATCGGAAGTGGTCTGCATAAGTTGCTGATCTCTTGCCATTAAGCACTTTCCTTTCCATTGACACGAATCATAGCCTGCACACTGTCGAGCAATTCAACCAATTCCGGATTCCTCACCACCACTCCTTTCTCGTTGAGGCGAACCAGGGGATTGATACGCGACCGTCCGCTAGGTTCAGCTTTCGGGATATTGAGATAACCACCCACCTCAGCCACTGAGGCATGCAGCTTCTGTGATTCACCACCTCCAGCGTGTCCCTTGCCACTGGGGCCAGTTTGCAGTTTTGCCTGCGGGATCAAGATAGAGGTGAATTTGAGGGCCATGTTGTCACCAGAGTACGACAGGGCTGAGAGCTCCCTGTGGTTCTTAGTGATCTTGTAAATCCTGCCGGGCTTGAGATGCCGCTTGAAGACAGCCTCGACATCACGAAATGTCGCGCTCTTACGCGGGTCCTGCAAGTCATACAGAGTGTACACGATCGCTTTGGTCACATCGAACATCAGGTGCGGAAGAACCGTCACCCTCTTGTCATACATCGAGTACGCACGATCCGGATCAGTGAGCATCCAGTCATTATAGCGATCGATGATGACGGCCATCAGCTCAAAAAAGTTCTTGACATGAATTCCGATGTCGCGAAGTGAGAGCTCAATAGGTTTGTCGAGATAACCATCCAGTGATGCAATGTGCTTTTTCATTTCATCGAGCAGATAGCCCGTGGGACGATTGCCAGTGACATTGATCTCACCGAGCAGCACCAGCCAGTTGGCTCGTGACGATACGTCTTCCACCCGCATTCTGTCCGGGAAATGGTCTACGACATAGAAGAAACCCGCGACCAGGTTCCGAGCCATGGCGTTAAAGTCAGACTTGCGAATCGCTATCCGGATCAGCGTGGGTGTGTACAAACGCCCTAAGCAGGTACTCGGAGCTCTTTTGAGCGATTCGCATATTACCCATTCGGATTCAGGATACACTTCATGAGTGATTTCCCGTTCACCGACAATAGGCGTAATTTTGGCAAACTTTTCGAAGGCTTCAAACAACCCATACTTGCAGAACAAGTAGTGCGCCAGTGATGCAAGAGCGCGTGTAGTTGCTGAGTCTTTTTTCTGTCTTTCCGATCTGTTGTAGGCCGAAGCCCAACACACTTGTACTGGCTCGTCGACGCCGTTACAGACAAAAGTGTGGGAGATGCGCTTGAAAGTTACCTTCCCGCGAATCACACCAACGAATACGGAATTGAGTCCAAGAGAAATCACCTGGTCCGTCAGAACAGGAGATATCACGTGACGCGATCCTGAGATATGCATCACACCACCAATAGCGCAGAACGGCAGATACAACGGAACTTTGAGTTCGTGCTCCACACCATTCTTTTCCACGTAACTGAATTGATACTCGTTCAGATAGACGTCGCTTCTGGCGAAATCGTAGACTCCAGACTTTGTTTTGTGGCGGTATTCCTCCATAGGTGTGCACCTACGGTAGCCTATGTACGACAGACTCTCGGGAAAATCCGCACTTATCAATTTGAAGATTTGATCGATATAGCTATCCACTTGCTTGAGTTCATGGAACGCTACACCCTCCGCAATCAGTGGATTGATTTTCGGAGTATCACTGTCGATCAATGCTATCAAATCGGGGCTCATTGCTACCCTTTCTAAAACTATAGGAATGCCTTTGCTGCCATCACTACTGCACCAATTGCACCAATGATAAATGGCAACTGCTTATACGCTTCGTTCTCTTCCTTTCTCACTTCGCCCTTCTCACGTCTATCATCGCCCCGCTCTTTACGATCCTCGGAACGATCCTTTCTCTCAGCGCTCTTGGCATCGAGCTTATCTTTGAGCTTTTGAAGTCTGCGGTCAGCTTCGGCTCTTTCCTTCTCCCACTCCAGCTTATCCAGTTCCCAGGCCCGCTTAGCTTCAAGAATCTCTCTTTCATGTTGCTTTACGGATATCTGATACTTGGATGGATCTTCGCCATACGTACGGGCCTCATTCTCAGTCGAAAACACACCTTTCTCAGCTAAGTTGTCTGGTGGACAATAGCCTACAGGCTCTTTACCAACTCCCTCATCCTCAACACTGGCATAGATGTAGAGTCCTGGTCTTCGACTTGGATCACACTTAGGCTTCAGGCGAACCACACATCCATCAAGAAAGTAGAACTTTTCATCAAGAGATGGTTTATCAACGTACAGACTATAAATCAGTCCTGTAAAATTTTCACAAGCACTAGATGATAGATAGTTCCTCATCTGACGACTTGTACCATCGTTGACGAATGGGTGCGCTACGATCTCATGAGGCTTATCCGTCTTGATCAGATAAACGTCATGCGCTTCCAGATAGGCGGTCTTTTTACCTGCTGGAAAGATCGAGTTTACTTTATACCGGGTTCGCAACCTGAAGAAGTCCATGTGCAGAGATTGGATTTGCTTGAGTTTACTGGCGTCGTCTCCAGCCTCAGAATACCCATTGTACTTCTTTCTGATCTCCTGCAACATAGGAGTCTTAAACTCCAGGTTGTCACTTGTGACACCTAGGTCATTTGTCGTGCCTAGGAATGAATTGTTTCCACGGAGATCTTCAATGATCTCGATGTCGCCGGTGATCTCACCCAGGCAAAGTGGTTCCACTTTCATAACAGGACCTTGCCGAAAGGCAATATAAATCGGATGACCGCTCCGGTTTATGATGCCCACAGACATGGACGCAGCAGCAGCAGGACCTTTATCCCATGCAGCACATGAAAAAGATTCGGTAACGCCAAGATGCGACGAGATAATTTCGTCGTGAGAGAGTTCATGATAGATCATGTTCTTTGATGCTTTCTAATTCGGGTTTATAGACTAACTGAAAATATCCTCCTCTTCTCGAGTAAGGCTGAGTAAATACACGAAAGCTCCAATCTAAAATTTAAGGATGAAAATACAATATTTAATTCCGTTTGCTACAACAACTCTAATAAGTAATGAGTGTCTGAAACTCTTTTGAATACAGATTTTGAGTTTCAACAACACGGCATAAACCCCTACTACTTCCCATTGCAGGAAGTAGTAGGGGTATGCCATCACAAGCCCGAAGGCCTGGATTACGGCGTCACAACCTTGTTCTCGACACTGAGAGCAGTACGCGCACCGACGACCTCACGGATACCCGTGACATCGATGACAGCACCGATCGGGCTGTGGCTCACGTGCAGGTACGACGGCTGAACCGTCAGTTCCTTGGAGACACTGCCGTTGCGGGTCTGCGGCATGACCATCGTCAGCTCGGGCTTCCAAGCCATGTTGCCGTGGCCCAGAGGATGCGGAACGCCTTCGCCAGCGCCTTCGACCGTGAAGCCGATGGTGATCTTGTCACGCATGTTCTTGTTCAGGGTGTGAACAACCTTGCACCCGAAACCATTGCCCAGCGTACGGGTATCTCCATTCATCATGAGGTAGCCGTAGACGTACGGGTCACAGCCGATGATGACCTGCGGCATCGACGGAGCACCGCCGCTGATCGCTTCGTTCGCAGCCTGGAAGCCGGACTGGACATATGCACGGTAGACGACGTCACGAATGACGTTGAGCAGCAGCGCAGACACATCCGACATGCGGTCAGCCGAAGTGAGCGAAGCGAGTTGCTTCGTCATGTCGATCGCCTCATGTGCGAAGAACGGGGTCAGCAGGTAGTTGCCGATACCGAATTCCGGACGGTACGAGATGTTCTGTTTGTCCGGACGCTTCGTGTACGCTTCCAGAACCTGGAAGTGGTACAGCAGCTCGTCGATCGCATCGTTCGAGGTCTGGATGTTGGTCGCAGTGATCAGGCCAGCCAGGTCGGACGAGTCGTTCGCATCGCCGGTATTGACAGGACGCGGGATGGTGAACGGCGAACGCAGCGGCACCGCATAGAGGTGCGTGAAGTAGTTCGTGTTCAACAGCTTGCCGCGCTGACGACGGTTCGAGTTCGTACGGAAGCCGTAGAGTTCGAAGCCCAGACCAGTAGCACGATCGAAGATCGCCGAGATCGCCTTGAAGACCGCACCGTCAACCGGCAGAGCCACGCCATCCTTGTCGCACACGGTCGTAACCGAGACCGGCGAGCACATGAAGTTCGTGTCACCGAACTGCTGGTTGATCGAACCATGCACTTCGAAGCTCAGGCTGATGGTGTAGTCGACATAGGTCGCGAGCAGCTTGGAGGCCGTTCCGTCCACGAGCTTGGTGTCGGCAGTAACCGGCAGGTAGTCCGTGCGGAAGTTGATCTGCAGCGCACGGTAGTTACCCTGCGGAGCAGCGTTCGCGGTAGCGGTCTGAAGACGACCGGTCAGGAACGAAACGACTTCCGGATTCGCACCGGTGGCATCGACGAGCTTCAGGTAGACCTTTTCCAGACGGACAGCGGAATCGATGGCGTCGGAAGTATCCATCAGGCCGGTCTGCAGCAGACTGTCAGTCTGCGACAGCGCCACCAGTTCGAGCTTCTTGTTGAAGGCGAGCGGAGCGGTCATGACGGCTTCGCCGCACAGATCGACTTCTTCGGGAGCCACCAGGGTCGCGTCGACGAACTTGTCCTTGGACTCGTCACGATAGACGGGCACCAGCTTGGTCTGGTCGTTGCGCAGGATTTCGGGGTCGATGACGGCCTCGATGATGTTGCGCAGACGCACGTTGTTCAGCGCGCCAGAGATCTGGCGCTTGAATTCGTTGTAGACTTCGATCAGGCGAATCGAGATCGTGAATCCGACCTGGTCATTCGTGACGACGATAGTCGGGTAGTAGGCTTCGGCGAAGACGGACTGGCGCGGAGCGAGCAGGTTGTAGGCCACCGAGTACTGCGTGACGGTCTTGTTGTCGCGTTCGTCGTAGGCTTCGAGCGCCGGCTTCTTGTCGTCGGTATACGTGGCACGTTCGAACATGTGGTCGCCTTCGGCGCCAACAGGAGCGTCGAACACGCGGAAGTTCTCGGTCGAAGGAATGCCGGTACGAACATTGCGCTTCAGGAACTGCATCGGGTTGGTCGAGACCAGGGCGGCGTCGGTCGCAGCAACTTCTTGCGCGAAGCCGATCGGCACGCTCAGATCCTGGCCTTCAACGCGCAGCGATTCCAGAGCAGCAGCGGTCTGTTTGGCATCGGAAGCGATCGAGTGAACGGCATTGAGGATGCCTTCAGCGGTTTCGTTCAGCGTGTTCAGTTCCTGAACACCGATCGATTCCATGGCCATCGCATGGCCACCCAGGTCCTTACGGCCGTGAACGATCGAGGCGATGCTGGTAGCGACTTGATCGACGATCTTGCTGAGTCCGCTCGCGTCGGTGGGCGACTGGACATCTTTCTTCTGGTACTTGAAAATGGACATATACTCTTTTTGCACCTGAAAGAGCTCAGATGCATTCTCCTGTCTGATATGAGTTGAGAGACGAAACTAGGAACAAGTTTTTGTTACTGCTTTTTGAGGCAGCGCAGAAATGCAAAGAACAAATCTGACTGCGCGATGTCGGAGAGGTCCTCATATCCATATGCGCGTTTAACACACTTGGTTATGAAAGCAGACCTGAGATCGGAAGTGGCAAAGCATCCCTTCTCGGCAATACAAACCACAGTATTGGCTGCAGTTGCATGACCATGATCACGATGAATGTTTCCGATGTCAACCAAATCGACGTCTGGTGTCTCACTTACTTGATACTTATTGGTGAAATACCAATCGGCATTGTCACGTTCTACTTGCTCGAGTCTACCCTCAAGAGAGTACACTGAATTGAGCTGATCCCTGAGGTCTTCGGAATCCTCAGTCGTTACATCCCAAACCGCTCTGAGGACTGGGTAATCACAATCACCACCAGTACAACCGGTAAAGTCTTTCAAAAGCAGATCCCATGTCTTCTGAAAGCTCAGAAGATGTACCACATCATTCGTGGAAAGGATCTTGGATACTGCTTTGAAGTTCAGGATATCCGTAAACGGAGTGTTGTTTTTCCTGAACGCACGTGCCACGTAATCAGGCACCATGATAAATTCAGTTTTCATAGCAAGTTTCCATATCGGGTGGTTATTTGAATTCACCTCTATCAATAGATATCGGGATAGAAGCAAAGAAGATCATTCTTTTTCGTCTAGAACAAGACCCTACCCGATAGTGCTTGACCACAAAAAATACAAGTCAAAGCTATAGTTTGTCTAGTAGGATTAACTACCGAATAGCATCAGTCGACTCAGAGAAAAATATGAATGAGAAACATTTGTTGGTCAACTGCATCACGCTGCTATTCTCGTGCAGTCAGCTTGACGAAGATAACGAAAACTTTCGTAGTCTTGCAAGAGAAGTTCTGTCAGACATAAAATTGCCTGAAGTTGACTCAGCTACCAACACCACAGCGAAAGTCACCGGCAGTTTGAGGCAGACTGGCCTTTGGATGGCTACTGAAGGTGTGCGCTATAAGCACGAGGCTAACGAATTGCTGCAACGCCTGCGTCTGGATACGCTGGGCGATAACGAACTCTATTCTGCGATTGAACGAGGCATCATCGCAGATCAAGAACCTCTGTACTACAAGGAACGCTGTCTCAAGATCGTCCAGCAGCTCAATGAATACAACAGGGAACGCAACTTCAGTGAGCTAGTCCGAAAATCAGCCTATAAACTCAGCTTTGAACGTGATAAGATTGAAAACATTCGTCACTTTGCAGCTGAGCTCTATAGCTCAATAGAACCATACCAAGCAAATGCGGAAACAAACGTTGACCCTGCTATTGTTAGCAGCCTTGATTCTAACGATCTCGATTCCATCACGACGCAGTTTGATGTCATCGAAAAGATGGAGTCGGGAGAAAGCATTCTTCGAACAGGCTGGCAAGGTGTCAACCGGATGTTGCGGGGAGGTTTCCGTCGCGGGGACGAGGTAGTCATTGGTGCTCTGCAGCACAACTACAAGACGGGTTTCTCCCTATCCATCTTCCGTCAGATGCTGACGTACAATAAACCATACATGCTCGATCCTACTAAGAAGCCCATGATGCTGCGCATCAGCTTCGAAGACAGTCTCGACATGAACGTGGATTATCTGTACAGATCCATCAAACAAAACGAATATGGTTCAGCGTCTGGCTGGGTGATGGAGGAGGATAAGGACGCGCGCGCGGCTTATGTCAAGACGTCCATGGAGTCCAATGGATACGAATTCCGGATGATGCGTGTGGACCCATCTCAATGGGGCTATCGCGACATCTGCAATGAGATCCTGCGTCTGGAAGCACTGGGTTATGAAGTCCATGCAGTGATGCTGGACTATCTGGCTCAGGTGCCGACCATCGGCTGTACAGAAGGCCCGACGGGCACAGATATCCGTGACATGTATCGCCGCATGCGTAACTTCACGAATCCTTAATTTATTCAAGGGCTTTAGAACAGTAATGTTCTAACGAAACTCTTCTAATTGCTGGAAAACCCTAAACTGATCCACCACAATAGTCGCGAAAGTGAGCTATGAAGGTTTGAAAACGGATCGGTTGTTACAATGGGCAACCGTGAGTCCTAAGGACTCCTTTAGCACCGAAGCTCCTAAACCTGCAAAGGCATGGAGTGTGGCCAACGACTATCGCTGAAATGCGAGTAGAGCCCAAGCGGGCTCCAAACGAAGAGCTCCTACCTGGTTTTCAGGAGGATGAAGATATAGTCTGTTCCTGTATGAGAGTACAGGCGGGTGCCAGGAATCGCACCGGGTATGTGTAGCGAACATACTGGACAGTAAGAGAAGAATTACTTTAATTACCCCACATCAACTTTCTACCGATGCGAAGATGCTCACGCGTGAAGGATGCGATGCATTCGTGACCCAATTGCCTGGCAAGGGTTATTACGATAAGTGTAAGACAGTTGATAACGAAGTCGACATTGAGATCTTCATTCACATCGAGTACGTCAATGGTCGAGCATATCTGACCATCCAGCGTGGTAAGCATAGGTTGAATGGACAGACCCCTGCTCAGGATCTGTATTGCGCTCTAGAGTTTCTACCTGATGGCTGTATCTTGGATGATGTCAATGGACCGGACTCTACCAGACGCAAACCCGGCGGGGCTCCATTGGGCGGTCAAGAGAAAGCTCCTTTTTGGGAAATGGCATAAATGAACGAAAATGAACGCGGGTATCAGAACCAGTGGACAGTAGAGGAACCCGACGACTCTGCTGAGAAAGCAATCGACTCCAAGCAGTTCTTTGACAATCTCGGAGAGGAGGTCAGGAACATAAAGATGCAGTCCGGCTACAAACCGCCTGACCCTGTACGCATCGCTATGGAGAACAAGACCGAGTTCGTCAGTTTCATCACTGACGTTATTTGGGAAGTGAAGGCTCTTCTCGTGCAGTCCGGTCTCTTCAAGGGAATGGAGTTGCCTGAGACGTACATCCTCATCCCTCTGAAGGAGTATGTGCAGGAGCAAATGGAAAAGGACAATAGTGCTGTTTTCCAGGATCTGCTGCAGGAGGTTTCGAACTTCGTTATTAACATCGAAAAGCTGCTGATGGAGAACAATGAAGAGCGGCAGGGTATGTATTACGCCACTGCTCGACGTGACGTCTACAGCCTCTCCATCAAGATCAAAGAAGCGCAAGCGGCGGCTTTAGCCGGATAAATACCCTCATATTGTGAAGTGAGTGTAACAACTCCACCCTCTCCTCGTGCCTGGCGGCCGGGAGAGGGTTTTGTCCGTATTAGTATCCAGTATCTTTTTTACTCCTATCCTATGTGCCCTCACGTGTGGCATTTAGGTGAATGAAACAATTGTACTTTTTCAATCCTTGAGGAATGTAACATGACTCTGCAAGCCAACCTGGCGGCATTTGCCGCCGCCGTCGGTGGCGACATCGGGACCCTGGTCAAGAACCAAGGTGTCCTGTCGACCCTGACCACCACCGACAAGACCAACCTCGTCGCTTCGATCAACGAACTGCAAGCCGGCCTGGCCACGCAAGCTGCCAAGACCATCATCGACGACACGAAGGTCGGCACCACCACCACCTACTCGTCCGACAAGCTGACGGCCCTGCTGGCCCAGGTCAAGAACGACATCATCGGCGGCGCGCCGTCGGCGTGGGACACGCTGAAAGAGATCGCCGACTACATCGCTGCTGACCAGACCGCCACTTCGGCGATCACCACGGCCCTGTCGAACCGCGTTCGCTTCGATGCCGATCAGACCCTGACCGCCGCCCAGCAGCTCCAGGCTTGCACGAACATCGGTATCGGTGATCCGACCGTTGACCTGGTTGCCGCCTACACCACCGCCAAGACCGGCGTGACTGCTCCCTGATCGCCGCCTGCAATAGCCTCACGGCACTCCGCACTTCAGACTACTTTCGGGTAGTCTGGGGTGTGGGGTGTTTATGCGCAAATGTTCTGAGTCCTAAGCTCTTATTAAAGAGTAACTTATCAGGAAAAAGAAAATGACAAATGTAACTTTGCAGCAAAAGCTGGCAGCATTGGTTCAACAGGTGGGCACTGATGTTCAGAGTCTAACCAATGAGATGACGGTAGTTGAGGCTGAGGTTGAACAGAATCTCACTGTGGTTCGCTCTGGAGTGGATGCGAATAACCTCTTTACCACGCTGACATGGAAACGCTCTGATGGCACGGTCTATAAGACCAGTGTGCTCTCCGGTGGCACTACCCCTCAGTACACCACCAGGACAACCACCTACTATGCAGCCAATGGAACCACTATCAAGAAAGTATTTACGCACACGCTCGCATACAGCAATGGTTTGCTCATTTCTGAAACTTTGAATTGATGAAACAAAAAAAAGAAGGAGTAAGAGATGAATCCTGATCTGCTATTGCACGGCTTTGCCGTCAACATGGGAGGTATCAGCACTGGTGCAGTAGTAGTGACTGGTGCACTGGCTCTGGATGCTTCAGGCATCAACAAGTATTACTCGCTAAATGATACTGCTGCACTCACACTGCCGGCTTGGAACACATGTCGTGCTGGTTCATTC